TGCTCTTTGCTCTCTAATCTTCTGTGCATCTTCACGACTGCGTAAAATCTTAGGCGCAACTCCCAAACGGTCACGATATTCGTCAACGTACCCGTCAGGATCAATACGATCTAAAACCTCAGGAGCGATTTGTGCAGCAGCTGAAATAGCGCTCACTAATCTATCAACTGAGTTAATATCCACTGATTTTTGTGATTGAGCTAACACAGAAGTAAACTCAACTGTCAAAGGCTTATTCTCTAGCGCAGGTGGCAACTCAGGTAATAAACCACGTTCACCTAGTTTTCTAAAAGTAAGATTTACCAATCTACCTAATAGCTCATTCTGTGAACGCTCTACTACTGGTCCCAGTGATAACATCTGCTCTTGTTGTAATGCGTAAATCTCTACGGTAGTTCTGCGATCACCTGCGGTGCTTCCTACCATTTGAAACAAGTCAACAAAATAGGAGCGTCTGATACTGTCTTTAATAGATGCAATATCAGCTGTAAGGCTGTTTACGTCTCCGATACCTTGTGTAATAGGTCGTATCATCTGCTCAGGTGATGTTGACTGTGTATAGTTAATCGCACCTGTTGCAAGTGATATAGGCGATTGTCTAGCTGAATTAGGAACTTGAAGAGGAGGCTTTGATAAATGGTCGATAATTTCAGCCTTTCTCAATGTTTCTTGCTGGAGCTGTTTAATATCAGGTAAGCAATTTATAGATGGTGATGTTCCGTAAGCATCTGTACCCAACACGTCCCATCGAGGAACTAATGCAGGGAAGTAGTCATAACCACTTTCTCTAATAATTGCAGGTCGTGTAGAGAGTGAACAATAGTAACTAGCCCAAGCTTTGTTGCTATTAGATTTACTTTTAGGATCACGATCAATGCGAGGTTCAATAGCGTGTAAAAACTCCCAATAACTGCCTAAATCACCACGATTGTACGTATCTTGAATTTCTTTAGGTGTATTGTCATAGCCGAACTCTTTTACAACCTGTGCAGTTGTTAAAGTGAAATTTCGATATAAGGTGTCAATCTCACCATTATTATCAACATCAACACAGTATTCACCTGCTGATAAAAGATGATGCTGAATGCCGTGTTCGTCACTGTCATAAACCAAATCGCAAGCAATACCAAACAAAGCAAGCTCACGATACATTGAATGTAATGTGTTGTATGTGTTACTTGCACTGAATACTTTTAAAAGAATTTTATTAACAGCATCGCAAAATTCAATGACTGAATAATCATTATTCAAAGCTTGATCGTTAGGTTCAACTTTAAACCATGGACGAGCTGGTGAACTTGCACCGCTCATTAAACCGCTAGCCAAAATATTTAGATCGTGACTAGCCTCAGCATCTAAGATAAAGCGTGTGTCACGAACATTGTTTTTATCAGTAATATCGAAACGACCGCTGAACGGTGAAACATAACGTGATACTGATCGCCATTGATTTAAGTATGATGATCGCTTTGACTTTAAATCAAGCCAACGTGAGCATATTAAATCAATCTTCTTTTGCTCAGTTCCTGTTGAAAACTCACTCATTGCTAATACCACTCATCTGTTTCGTCATCATCGCCTGTTAAATTCAATGAGATTGTTTGACCGCTGTCAGCCTTACCTTTTGTAAGATCAGTAGCATTGATTGAATTAGGCTTTCTCTGATAATTAGATGTATCTTTGTTGTACTGATTAAAACGTTGATTAGACGCTTCTTGCTCACGTTCTTGCAAAGCTAACTGCTGCTGTTGGAGTTCCTGTTGCTGTTGAGCCTGTTGTCTCTGTAACTCCATAGCCTGTTGTTGCTGTTGTAAAGCTTGTCTTTGATATTGCTCCTGAGCTTGCATCGCTTTTTTTTGTGCGCTGTATTGTCTGTAAGCGCTTGCTGTACCTGCGATTAAAGCTGCTGCTGCAACTGCACTACCCATTTAATACCACTCCTCAATCTCATCATCATTGAAATAGCTATCTTTAGCTCCTAATGAGTTATTCACACTTGAACCACTTGAATTTTTGTCAGCTAGAATTGAAGAATTTTTTGTATTTTGCTGATGAAAGTATTTTGCTGTTTGCTGACTTTTAATTGTTTGCTGTTGCTGTTGATCACTCTTAGCAGCTAGTTCTTCCTTCTGTTGTGCCATTTGAGCTTCGTTGGCTTCTTTTTGTTTATCTAACATTAGCTGATTAGTTGCGGTTAAGGCATTAGAACGCCAATTCTGCCAAGCACCGCCAGCGTTATCAGCCTGTGACATAAACACGCCCATAGGACTGTTTATCAGCTCATTAGCTTTGTCAGCATCACCTGCGTTATATGCGGTGTGCCAGTTGTGCATGAACTTAGCTACGTTGTTGTATAAAGGATTGTTGTTTATTGCTATAGCGCTTGATTCTCCATGACGCTGTAAAGCGGCAACATCTTTCATATAAGCATTTAAAGCTACATACTTTGATGATCCTAAAAGTGACATTCTTAAACCCTCATATAACTAATTTGGAACACTGGCAAAAATCTTTTAGCTAAAGCCTTGCTAAGTTCTGTTCCGTATGGTGTGCATAAATAAATACCTCTACAGCCAACGTTGCGCGCCTCTTTTTTTAATGTTTGTAGAATGACTGCTCCACAACCTTTTTTTCTGCTTTTCTCAGTAGAGAAAATAGAATCAACCTCAGCAACTATGCCTCTGACGTGTTCATCGTAAACTGTCCAAAACACTAACAAACCACAAGGGGTATGATTTTCGTCAAAGAAAAGATATGAATGATAGTTATCTTCTTTGCCTCTATATGCTTCTTTTATGCTTTCAAAAATTTCATCATCAGAGCTTTTTTTATCAGCAAAGGGATTAACTCCGTTGCGGGCATAATCAAGGATTAACTCCTTTGCTCCTTCTGTTTTAAATAAATGTGTTAAGGGTATTTTCTCTGCTACAAATTTCATTCTCGAACTCCTCAAAAGGATTGTTAGCTACTCGTTGTCTTTGAGCACTTCTGTAAAATAGCTTTTCCTTTTCGTATTCTGTTAAATCGCACACTGGTATATCCTCAGCAAAAGTCAAAGCTAGTGCATCAGCCATATCAGGGGATTTTCCTAAACGGTCACGGATTTGTTTTTTTGTTTCTAAGATTTTTTGATTGTCATCAGTAACATCGAAATATGGAGTTGCGATTTCAGTAATTAAATCTGTATTTTTTGGTATGCAACCGCCACGATTGATCCAATCTGCCAAACGACACCACATTTCAGTGCGTTTGTTCTTGTATTGATGATCTAAAGATTTTTTACCAAAGTTGACGTCATTTACGTAGATACCTTGTGAATTTAGAATATCTACTACACCGCCGCCAACACCTGTGCCGTCAACATAAATTTCGTGACAATGCCTAGACACAGCTTGCTGTCTTACAACTCGTGCAAACTCTACTAATGACAAATCTTTATAAACTAAAGGCTCTTCAATTAAGAGACCTTGCCTAAAACAGATAACAGAGCGGTCATTACCAAATCTTGCAACGTCAACGCCCATGATGAGAGGATTGTGTTTTATAGAGTTGAAGTTAATTTCACGCTCACTAGCCAACTTAACAAGCTCATAGCTAATAAGCTGATCAATAGCACTTGCGTTAAAGTCACAGAGATACTCACGCTTGAATACTTCCTCAGGAGTTTCTTTTTTGATCGCTTCCATTTCGTCAGGATCAATAGCGTTTGTCTCTAAATAAGTAAATCGTGAGCTTGTCCAATTATCAGAAAATTCAGGATCTAAACCACGATAAAAAAGTTCTGAAAAAAGATTGATGCCTTTAGGCGTTCCGATGAATAAACCCCAACCTTTAGAATCAGATAGCGCAGGGCGGATACCTTCGTTCCATAAGCCTTTCGGCATCTGTGCAACCTCATCAAGCACAACACCAGCTAGCTTTAAACCACGAACAGCATCGAAATTATCAGAACCTAAAAGAAAAATTGTTGAACCGTTCCAAAAGTTAATCTTTGTTTCTGATTCTCGAATTTCTACAATTTCAGCGCTTTTACCGCATTTATCAACAACATCTTTAAAAATAGCAACAGCTTCTTTTAAAGGTTGCCATGCGACCATCTTTGCTTGCTTATAAACAGGGCAAATATAAACGTAATTACCTTTTTTTGTTATTGCAGATAACACAAGCTCATTGATAGCAAAAGTAGTTTTTCCCGCACGTCTGTGCACTGCTAACACAGTAAAACGTTTCTGTGTATCAATACATTTTTGCTGCCATTCACGAGGCTTCCAATCATAAGTAATGTTTTGAATTACGCTCATATCTTTAATGAAATTCCCGTATTAACGACAACAGAAACACCACCTTCGTTAGAGTTCTTCTTAGCACTTGCTTGTGAGACAGCTAAACAGTAATTAGACAGCAACTTAGCAGCTGCTACTTCTACCATAGATACTTCCTCACCGTTTTGGATCTTCTTCCAGGGTGACTGTGCGACATGGTAACCTTCGCGCTCATATACTGCGCTTCGGCGTTCTTTTGCTACTTCGTAAGCCTCTTTGTATTTATCAGAGGTAAGAACCTTATTTAAGGTTACAGGTGAGATATGGAAACTTTCAGCAATATGATATAAATCAAGTTCTAATGACTTTGAATAATCATCTAAAATCATTAGAATGTCTCTTTCTTCAATTTGATCAATTACAGATACAGCCTTGTTTATATCACTGTACTTTTCCTGCAAAGCTAACTTCTTTTCGTTTAGTTCTGCTGGTAGTTCTTGATGATACTTTTTGCGCTGTACTGTATGCTTTTTAGTTTCTGCTTTAATAACTTCCATATTTTGCCTGAGTAAATAAAGCGACTTCCTTCTTTCGTCTGTTAGCTAAACCCTGATTGTATTTACCGCCTACTTTGTTATGAGCTAGAAATGCTTGCTCAATTTTTGAAAAATCATGTGTCTTAACAGCTTTCCATACATCACAATCAGCATGACCGTTTCCGATGTTGTAAACAAAATCCACAAGCGCATCAAATTCATTCTGAGTAAGTACGATTGAATCTCTAACCATCAAATCGTTAATTGCTTTTTCGTTTGAACTTAAGTGATGTCTAAATGCGATGTTTGCTTCATTGATTGTTAGGACTGTATCTTTTGTCACAGGCTTACCGTTGATATAAGTTAGCCCCCAGGCAATAGTCCATTTATTGCCGATTTTGTCAAAATAGCTTTTGAACTTCTGACCATCAAAGGAGCCTTTAGCAACACCTTCGTTTACCTGAATGAATTTCAAACCTTTATCGCTGATTGTTTTCATTTGAACCTATCCATTTTTTAAGAGCTGTACTTGCTAAAGTGATGATTGTTGTTGAACCTAAAGACCCTACGAATGTTCCAATAAAGATCATTGAACTTGTTGAAATATCCCAATACTGGTGAAGTATTAAAAATATTCCATAGGACAATAAAGCGCAGGTTAAGGCATCAACAACGGAGCGTGTAATACAATAAAAAGATGTGAAGTTAGCTTTGTTTTTCATAAGTCTTACCAAACTAGATAAGACAGCAGATATAAAACCGCAAAATAAAAACAGTTGCTCAGATGTAATGTTTTTAGGAGGCTCGATCATATTTACACCCATAAAAAAAGCCCTAGCTCTTTACAAGCTAAGGCTTTCGATTAAATACACTGGTAGCTTATAAAACTACTTTCAGTGTGTCATTTCCTATTTTTAATTTTGTAACAATGATTTATAGTCACCGCAACTCTCGATAAAGTTTCCCCATTCTTGCATTAAAACTTTTCGTTCATCAAAATATGTACTGCGATTGTATGCTTGCTGAACCTTGTTACCTACAACATGAGATAGGCACAGTTCAATAATACTTTCTTTAGCATAAGGTAATGTTTGCAACCACTGGCGCCCACAAGCTCTAATTCCATGTACTTGCAATTTATCTTTGTAACCGTTTGTTTTTAAAGCCTTACTTAAAGTGTTTTCTGAAATCATGCCAGTTTTACCCTGAAACAGATAATCATTTATAGGCTTATGAACTGAAATCAGATACTTAACAATATCCATAGCTTGACTACAAAGAGCGACTTTAAATGCAGACATTGTTTTTGTTTTTACAGTCATAGAGCAATCGTCTAAATTGATGTCACTTAGTTTGACACTTCTCAATTCTACAGAACGCAACAATGTAAAAAAGTACATATACAACAGCAGCTGAATTGTTTTACTGCAATCTTGCATATCAACAAAAAGTTGTGTCATATCCTGCTCTAATGTTTCTAGTTTAAAGCTGTCATAATGTACAACTTCTGCTTGCGGTAGATACTTCTCAATACCACGAATAGGATTAACAGCTATTTTCTTTTGAAATACAGCAAAATCTAAAACATTACTAATTACATTAGCTAATCTGTTTGCTGTTCCAAGTTCACCTGAATGAATGTAGGCTTGCAAAAAATTCAGTATGTATTCAGCTGTCAGTTCTTTTAACTGCATTTTTGCAAGTTTAAATAAATGTGTTCTGTAATTACTTTCGTATTTTTCAACGGTGCTTGACTTAATTTTTTTATACTTTAGATCTATAAAACTTTCCCAAGCACTCTCAAAGGTATCTGATTTTTTTACAATTACCAGTGAATTTTCTTTAAACGCTGTCAAAGCATCAAAGTATCGACTGCGAGCTTCATTTAAAGACATCTCAGGATAAGTGCCTAATGGCACATCAGTTCGCTTTCCATGCTTAACTTTTCTAAACTTAAAGTAGATCCTGTTACAGTTCGATGCTTTACGAATAATTACTGCTAAACCTGTTATATCAGTAATCATTCTATCCTTATCAATGCTTGTATTTATCAGCTTTACAAGCATTTTATCGGTTACGTTTTCAGCCATGTTTTGTATCTCTTTTGTATAATAAATTATTCTAATTTTAGTTCGATGCTCTAACTATAAAAAATTATACACTTCGTGACTTATTTTTGTAACCACTTTTTTAAGTTTTTAATTAAAAATTTGATTTATTAAATTAAAGAAAAGGCTTATTTATGCGAAACGATGATTTGTAAAGCTGGCAATGGTGCTGCTTGCCAACTTCGTAAAATCAGATAAGATAAAGGCTTGATAAAATTTGTAACCTTTTCGTGACCTAATAAAAAGTAATCTTACGAAAACCTTTATTAGTTAAAAAGCAATTAAGATCATTGATGTTATAAAAAACTCTAGCATTAGAATCAGATGTAAACCTGACCTTTCTAATCTTTTTAAACTCTTCACAATCTATGATGTCATAGCTTAACTTTGAGTAGAAACCATAACCACATAAAAGATTATACAAGACTTTATGAGGAACAAGTTTTTTATTATCACAGTAATCAGCGAAAAATAAATAAAACTTATCTTTATTAAGATATTGTTTTTCGCAGTATGTTTCTACTGGTAAAAAACAATAAGTATCTCTTTTCAGATACTGATTTAATGTTATTGTATTACCAAACAGAAGCTGTGATACTTTGTTTACTGAGATGTGCTTTTTAAGAAAATCAATTTCAAAGGAGGCTATCTTCTCGACCTCTTCACGGTTAAGAAACATCTTACCTTCTTTGCTTTTATATACTTTTGGATATTTATATTTTTCTTTTTTTAATCGTTTCCAAAAGGCTATGTAAGAGAGTAAAAAAAATTTAGCTCCCTCTGAAATCGAAATTCTAATCATTGTTCAGTTGTTCTTGAAATGTTTTTAATTGAATAATAAAAGTAGATACCTGCTTACTGAAATTGCGTTCACCAACAACTTTTTGTAAGTCGTTCATTTGTGCTATGTCCTTTACTAATGCCATAAGTTCACGCTCAACAACTTCAACTTGATTCGCAACTCTTGCCTTTGTCCATGTTTTCAAATTTTCTTTTATTTCTTCTGCATTAGTTGCCATGATGCTTTAACCACTTTTTCATATAAATTAAATCTTCAAGTGAATAACAAGGATCTTGTTTGTTCACTCTAAAAGGTGCAGGTATTGATAACTTGTTTTCTGAGTAATAGCTTTTCAGCTTATATTGAGAAATGCCAAGCTCCTCACAGAAACATTTAAGGTTATAAGAGCGTGACTGAGTTTTAACAAGAAGATCAAACATTATGTCTATCTTGTCTGATAACTCCTGTAACTGTTCATTCACGCTCAACATAACCTAGTCCTTATGCTTTAAAATGGGCAATCGTCATCGTCAGTTGATTCAGCTGATGGCTCAACCACAGCAGCAGGCGCACTCTCTGCAACTTGTGCTTGTTCATAAGCAGGTTGTGAACCATAAGCTGGCTGTGCTTCTGTTTCTGATTGTTCATCTTTAAAAGCCTGATACTTAGCCTTAGCTTTATCTAAAGCTCGCACAACGTCTAAAGCCTCTTTAGCACCAAGTTCAACTTCATCTAAAGAACGACCATCAGGATAAAAAACGTTCACTGAAATTCTGTCATAGTCGCCATTCTTGCCTTTGTATTCGCCATACTTACCAATAACAAGAGTGAAAATAGTTCCGCAAATTTCAGGGTAGATAGTGCAGTTTTGACAATCAATTTTCGTTGCCTGCTCTTCTGCTGTCTTTTGGTCATTCACAATAGACATTAACTGTTGAATATCCCAAGAGTTCTGCCCCCAAGCTCCCCATTTTGCATTTGGATCGTTCTTATCTTTTGTTCTGCGTCTGCCCCAGAACTGATGGTCAATGTAATATTTGCTATCTTTACCATCAGGATTTTGAAGTAAGAACACACATCTTGTGCGCTCACATTCAACACGAACATCTTTTTTCTTAGAATCATCAAATTCGATTGAATCGTCAGAACAAAAGATTAACTTCGCTTTACATCTGATGCCTGTAATTTCTTTAGGATAAAGCTTAAACTCCTCCCAAAATTTTGAATGATAATCAGGATTATCTGATTGAACAGGCTTTATATAGTCTGATTGATATACTGGCATTTACTACTCCTTAATGTTTGTTCTTAGCTGTTTGCCAAGCTCTATAATTTCTTGATCTTCTTGTAGTTCTTTAGGAGCATTTTTAAAAACTGACACTAGCTCTTTTCTAGTTACAGCTCTTTTCATCTGCTCAATTAAATCTTCTTTAGCTGTCTTATTTTCAAGCAGTAAATCTTCTTGTGTTTTATCTTCAACTGCGACTGTAGCCTTTTCAGTTCTAATATCCTGAGATACAAGCAATTCTTCAAATTCTTCTTTGTCGTAAGCACCCCAACCATAAGCATTTGAAATGGCAATAGTCATTGCTCGTGATTGAAGCATACGTTTTGGACGTTGCAACCAGGTAGGCTTTGAAGGATCAAATTCTTCATCGTGATAAGCAGTGCCTTCAAAGGAACACACAGAACCATCAGCTAATTTCTTTTGTACAATGCAAGTTGTGCTTTCGTAATAAAGAACTTCTTTCTTTAGAGTTTTATTACCAATAATTCGATTTACGACTTTCTTTAAAAGAACTCCGTTGTCTTTAAAAGAAATGCCTGCGCAGTTCTTCTGACTGGCGACTGCCTGCTGCCAACCTTTCTTTGAAACGGAAGTGACTAATCGACCGTCTTTATCCTTAAAAGCCCAAATACCACCGAGAATAGGATCTAACCCCATTGATACAGATAAACGAATAACACTCATTACATCAGCTAGATTTACCTTTACTTCAGGTGCTGATTTAGGTAAAGCGATCTGAGATGCGATCATGCTGATTAGTTGTCTATCGTCATAAGCTGTATGAATTTGTTTTTGAGCCTGTGAGATAAACTTTAATTCAGCTTCTGTAGCAGGTATTACTTCTGCCTTAACTTCAATCTCTTCTGCCATTTATTTGTCCTCTACAGTTAAAATTCTGTGCCCTTTAGCCCATTCTTTCAGTTCAGTTTTTGAGTAAAAGTTTTTACCGCCTTTTTTATAAGGCTGAGGAAAATCAGAACTTTTCTTTTTAAATGAATAAAAACTGAATTTCGATTTGACAAAAAATTTTGCTGTATCTTCAATGCTTAAAAAATCCATTGCTAAACCCCCTTAGCGATTGTCAGCTTTGGTGAAATCTCGCTTTCTTTTAAGTATTGTTTGTAAGTTTCAGCATCAGCATCAGCAAAAGCCTTAGCATCAAAAGTGCGTCTTGTCTGCTTTGTTAAAGTGCAAATAAGAGTTCCTTTAGTGGTGATAGCTTCTGCGTGACCGTTCATTAAAGATTTAATTTCTGCTGTAAGTTCTTTAGAACGTTTATCAAGTTCATTCTTCTGTTTGTTGACTGTTTTTAATTCTTTTGCTTTTTCAATAAAGGAATCATCTGCATATACAGCATCAACTCCACCTTCTTCGACTTCTTCTAATTCAGCATTTAAAACATAAGGAACATTTGGAATCAGGTGAGCAAAGACAAAATCAATTTCAGCATCAATGATTTTTTTAATTGTCTCCTCGTCACGATGCACAACATAAACACGAACTCTGTTTTCGGTAAGGACCCAAGCACAAAGATACATCTGCTCTTTATCAGCAAAGAGCATCTGTTTTTGACACTGGATATAGTAATCACGAGGAATAGTGTTGTCTTCTGCTAGAAGTTCACCTTTAGAATTGAACTCACAGCCTTTGCCCCAAACCTTTGAGCCGTCAGTTGCGAGTTTGTCACGCATATTAAAACCGACTGTCTTAATTTCAACAGGTGTATTGTCTTCCGTAAAAAAATCCACCTGAGCAATCGACCAAGGATAATTCTCGTTATAAAGAACTGTTCCGTCTTTCACTCTGAGATGTGTCTGCTTTGAAAACTGTTCAGCAATAAAAGGCTCTAAAGCGTGTCCTCTGTCAAACACAAACTTATCTTCACCAAAAGATAAACTCTGCATTTTTTCTAAGACATCTTGAGGTTCAGCATATTCAGATTCACCTAGCAGCACAGCATCAGTTGAACCGCCAATATGTGTTGCATGTAGATAAGAAATTTCATTTTCTTTTTCTACTTCACCTGTAAAAGGATCTTTGAAAAAATCTAAAGCTTTTTGATCGGCAACCTTAAACCACTCTTTATAAATTTGTTTGTAATCGTTCATATATCTATACCTAATGTTTGTTATTTAGTTATTGTCTTTATAATATTATATAACATTATTTTATGTTTTATTAAACATTACATATTATTTTTTAAACATTAAGTTTAATAGATATAAAAAAAGCGCTCCTCAAAATAAAGGAACGCTTTATAAAAAGCTAAAAATTAACTTAACGAACTATAAAATCTCTTTTCACTGGAACGTCAGATTTAAACTTTAACATATCATCTTCTGTTATCAGGCGGTCATTTATTAAGAATTGCTTTATAACATCAAGTATAGAAGTGTCTTTTGAACACTTTATATAATCTTCTTCAAGAAATACATCACACATTGATTCATATTTTGAACGCCCATATACAAGTTCGTTAGGTTCTTCTTCTGAAAAATATGTTTGAAGCTTAAACAACGTCTCCTTATCGTCTGCTAGACAATAGCGTACTTCTAACTCAACGTTATCTGCGCCATACATTGACTTGTAGATGTTTAGCAGTATCTGAGCGAACTGCTCCTTTGTCTGTAATTTTTCTGTTTTTACAATGTGAAAATTGCTTTCTTCTGCTAAACAGACAAAATAATCATCTCTTTCTTTCACTTTTAAAAAGTGATATTTAATGCCATGAACAGTTTTTCTTTTTATATAAAACAGTCTTTCAATTAAATATTCCATTTCTTTTAGCTCCAGTGTGTAAGTTGACGTTGTTATTTTGGATTTTTAATCTTTGCAGCAGAAAAACCGTTCGCCTCAAGACAGAGAAGGGCGTATTCATAGTCACCATCAATTTCAGGATCGCCATAAATCATTTTCTCTTTAAGAGGTACAGGCTCACCATTTACAATTTCTATGAGATTCATTTCTTTACAATCTGCCGACTTAACCCATTTATACATAAAATCTCTGTGTTTAAATTTAGGAGAGGTTACAATATAAAATGCTTCGTCCGTAACAAATCTATATTTAACCAAAGGAGAACCAAGTATATTACTTTGCTTTGTTAAAGTTTTGCAAAGTCCTTTTATTGTTTTTTTAACATCAAACCAATATTCATTTCTGAATTTTAGTTCAAACAGTAGCTCGCCTTCGTCTATACACTCCAGATAACCAATTTCCCCATCATCGCTGTTAGATTTAGTTACAAATAAATATCTTTCTTTCCTACTTCCTTGATAGTTAGTTACTGCGATAACATACATAGGCATAAAAGCATAATTTTTTAAAATTTCGCTATCTGTCATCTTTTTTATACTCTCCTACTAATAATGCTGATGATAAAATTCTACGCTGCAAAGGATCATTGACTTTACCTATACGAACTAAATTTTCAGCCAATATTTGATTTTTAACTTGTTTACTTACTGAACTGTTAAAATCTTTAATGTATTTATCTTTCTTAAGATAAACGCTGCATTCAGGATTTCTAACTTTCATTGTCCGATAACCTCTTAAAACTTTTTATTTTTATACCTGCCTCTTCTAACATTGTTTGAAACAAATAATCAAAAGGATATGTACAAACATAAAAACTTAATTTAATTAAAGGAACTTCATCGTTATTTTTAAGTTCTTTTATCTCAAAATTTTCGATGGTGTCACTTGTAAAGTCATACGTTTTAGTAAAAAGAAATAATCTTTCTTTATCTTTACTATCAATAACCTTGTATGTACATTTCATTGTCTTACTTCTCATAAATCAGCTTAAAACTTTTACTTCTTAATATCATTTTTATCGACTTAATAAACCGCTTAAAAGTATAACCATAACAAGTTGCCACAATTTTTTTATCTTTGATAGAAATAACGTGTAGTTGATTTCTTTCTGAATACCATGCAAACATCACATCAAAACAAGGCACACACACAATAGTGTGCCATGCCCCTGTATCTGATCCAGGTGCTTTGCTGTATGTGCTGTATGTATCCCATTGCACCCGATGTAAATGCTTTAGTTTACGATAAACAGTTCTTGCTAAACTTTCACTCATTCTTATATCCTTTTTGAAATCTTATCAAGGGCATCTACTACCATGTGCTGAAATTCCCAAACAGCACTTAGGTGCTTTAAAACAAACTTTTCTAATTCGAATAAGCGATAGCTCTGATAAACATATAAAGCACCTAAAAAGGCAATACAAATAAATTCAGCATTCATCTTTCAATCTCCTAAACATTCAACTTTTGCCGTTCAAACGTTACACTTTTAACTATTCAAACGGCAAACTTTTTACTGTTTACTCTCCATAACTACAACGTCTTTAATGCGAACGTCATATAAATTACCTAAAGCATTTTTAATGTTATTCTCAGTTTCAATGTTATGATTTAAAACAAATTTTCTAAGCTCTTTTAGTGACATTTTTTGAAGTTCTGGTCTTAAATCTTTTCTTGGCAGCACTCCTGTAATTTCTACAATAGTTTTAATCTTAATCATTTTCTTTCACCTCCACTCCAAAGGGTTGCCATTCGCCGTCATCATTCATTATTTCAGCAAGATCAAACCACCGCTCAAGATTTCTGCCCTCGATGATAGGCTCACAAATACCTTTCAAATCAACGTCAATTCTGTTAATTACTATTGTACTTGCAACACGTAGGGCTTTCTTTTCTCTGTATTTAAAATAAAGATCTAGTAACATTACTGGAGTAAAATCTTCTTCTGTAATATGAGAATTAAAAGATAAAAATTGATAAAACTCATATAAGTTTTTAAAAGGTCGATACTTCTTTTCTTTTGGCTTGTCTTCTTTAACTGCTTCTAATGGTAAAAAGAAAGAATACCTATTTGTTGGAGTACGAAAACAAAAAGCATGATCATCAAGAATTTCTGCAATCATTCTTGTGCGGTTATTTTCTGTTTTTAACTCTTCTATGTTATCAGCAAAATACCCCTCGTCTCCAACCTTAACATCATGTCGGTTAGCCCAGGACTTAACATCTTTAATATCAAATTTCATATATATCAATCCTTAAAACAACTAATGTACACTTCTATCAACACAGCTATAGCAATTACAACAAATAAAATATATTGCCGTAAATCTCTTGATCCATTTATTCTTTCTTTTTACCGTTAATAACTTCATTTAATGAAATGAACACACCACAATGTCTGCTCAATACATGAAATACAGCTAGCACTTTGTTTCTATAGTCAATCATTTTTGTTAAGACAAAATATAGAATTATCAGATTGATAACTGAAAAAGATAGTGCGATCTTTACCATAAGCTCATACATAATCAATCCCTCTTAAAAAAGTTCTTACAGTCGTTTAAGTCTTCGCATTCAATATGTACAACGATTGCAATTCGATCTCCATAATTCATCGATCCAATACTGTGTACTTTACAATCTAAAAGTTTTGATAATTTATTTACTCTGCATTTTCTAAATGGATAAGCACTCGCAAAATATTCACAAAGCTTTAAATAAATAAGTTCATCATCTGTAATATCATCTATAAAATCTCTTAATGTCATTTTCTAACTCCTCTTATTCTGTTTAAATCATCACATTCGATTAGTACGCAAATAGTCCAGACATCTTTTGCAGCTGAAAAGAAACGTATAACTTCGCAATCTAACAGCCCTTTAAAATCTTCTTTTAAACCTTGCGGCTGGCGAACAAAACTTTCAAATTGAGTATGTGCAATAAGAATACAAACATTTTCATTTCTGCTACATTTATCTAAAAATTCTTTTAATATCATTTGTTACTTTCCTTACTCATCTTCCTTGTCTAAATTTAAGTTCTTATATGCAATTACAAGATCAACTTTCTTTGAACACTTGTAGTTGTAAATGTCATTGACTAAGTACAATGCATGTTCAACAGTTCTTAATCCTGGTAGTTCCTTGTCTTTGCGTTGATCAAACTTGTTTATCAGTTTGTTTGGTTCGACCAAGAAATTTTTTAATAATTTATATAAAACAGAAACAAGAGCTCTTCTTGCATCAGCTGTAACTTTGAATTGTTTTAAGCAAACGTTAATAATAGATAGTCTCTGAGATATATCAGCAATTCTTTCAGGAAGATCCAAATTACCTGCTTTTATCATTTCAGTTGAAAAATACTTTTCATTTAGAACTGCTCTTTTTAAAACCTCAAAAGAATAAAAAATAGATTTTTTGTCAGATGAATACGGTCCCCAAAGTTCTAATAAGTTTTGATAAGACTTAGCGCCTTTAGAAGCATAAAATTTAACGTAGTCGATTACATTCCAGTTTTTAGCATTAGCATTTAGAGAAATACAATCATCATCAATAAAAGCACCTTTAATGTAATAAACAGGTAGATTTAATTGTTTTACAGCAGTAAAACGATGCTGACCATCTACAATGTTGTAATTGTCATCAACTAAAATAGGCACTGGGTAATAACCTTTTGCTTGAATTGACTTAACAATTTTTTTTACTTGATTCTGATTTACTGCTCTATTGCTTTCTAAGAAATTAAAAATAGAGTAATTCTCGGTAACATATACCTTGATGTCGCTTTCTTTATCAAACATTTTTATTCCTCGTTTTGTTCAAAATATTTTTGTAACTTATTATCTAAATCGCTATATTCTTTTTGATCATCTGATGTATCAACATCATAGTTAAGTTGATCGAATAGTAAGTCAAAAAAATATTCTTTGACTGCTTGATGAATTAAAAGCAACTCATCCTTTGTTAAATCTACTGTCATTTAAAGCACTCCAATGTTGTTTGTTCTTCCTTAAATGGGATATTCATATAAGACATTACATCTTTTAATCCTAATGTATTCATACAAAATTCATATTGTTTTGGATGTGTTCTTTGCATGATTTGAAAACGATTAGGAGTTTCATTTTGTACTCCGTACATACAAAACATACAACCTGTACGTTTTACCCCTGTTGTGTAATATTCGCCGTTTTCCTTTTGTTTAATTTCTCCATAAACTGATGCTATTTTTAATTTGTGTTCTACGATGTATTGCAGTATGTCTTGCTCTGTCCAAAATGACATAGGACGTGATAATGGTCGTTTAGCATTAAAGGCGTTGCAACCAAAACGCAACCAAGTGTTTAAACGCAAACTGCTTTCATCTGTCATTGTTGCGATAATTCCTTTAGATCCTGTTTCTCTTTCATATCTAATAAAAGGCTCTTTTTTCATAATCTTGCAACATTTATCAGAAATCTTAAAAGGAGCATTTAACATAAATTTCCATTTTTCAGACAGTTTATATGATCCTGTTTTATTTCCGTTTAACCTTAAATTTCTTATATATTCGCTTTTGGTATTTCTGATATCTGCAATATATGAACTTTGTTCTTTGCTTATAACAGGATAGCCATACCTACTAATTACTTCTTTAAACATCATCTTAGGAGTAATTACTTTTACATTATTTTGCGACATGGCAAATTTTTTAACTTCTGGATATTCAAGCCCTGTATTGCAAAATACAGCAGGTACATCAGGAAATACATCTTGCAAAATATCTTTTAGAACGGTGCTATCCTTTCCGCCACTAAAAGCTAGATATACGTTACCGTTGTATTGAATATGCCATTGTTTTAATCTGCGTTTTGTCATTAAGATTTTTGCATCTAATGGTAATGATTTTTTTTGTTGCAATTCCCACAATGTATGAGTGCTCATAAATCTAAGCTCCTGTGCTGCCAAAACCGCCTGCACCACGATGGGTATCAACTCCAATAACCTTACCTTCAATCATCTTGATTTGAGGTAAAGGTAAAATCACTAACTGAGCAATGCGGTTGCCCTTGAAAATCTTTGTCAGGTTATATGGCTCTAATACAACTCTGATTGAACCTGTATAACCAGCATCAACAACGCCAATAGGTGTACCAATGCCTTTAACGTTAAATGATGAACGTGGACATACAAGCCCTACAAAGCCATCAGGTATTAAGACATGCACTCCCGTGTCAATGGTGTTAGGCTTGTTTGCTTCTAACATCTGATCTTCTCTGCATGACAAGTCAAAGCCTGCGTCTGTGTCATGTGCTCGCACTGGAGCATAAGCACCTTCATCTAATTCATATTTAATTTTCATATTTCTTGTTCCTTTAGTTCCTTAAAATTGAGTTCTACAAACTCTGTAAAAAAATACTTAAATTCTTGTATTGCTAAATGTAAGTCGTTGCTATCACTGGCAGATGTCTTAATCTTTTTTAAACAATACCTATCTTTTAAAACGTCAAATAAAAACTCGTGATTCGTTCTAAACGTTTTCATCATCTCCTCTAACAAATCAGCTTGTGCTTTTTTACAAAAACGTTTAACTAAAAATGTTTCACTCTGATGTGCTGGAGATTCATATTTAAACTTTGTTAATTTTTGCCTTGCCAGTGTCCCCCATAAATCAAGTAAATTACCGATCGTTAAATCTGCGTCTATCCACTGTTGCAAAATGTCAGCTTTCATCTGTACTGTCAGATTTAGTTTCTTCTTCGTACAATGTTTCTGAGATGTCATGTAAATACTGATCTCCTAATTGAAAAGGTAACTTTCCTAGCTCCTCTAACTCGATAACGTGCATCACTACAAACTCTTTTTCAGGCACAACTCGTGTATCTACTGAAAAGAATTTAATTAAGCTGTCGTCTTTGTATAAACATTCGCTTTTAGTTCCAGCATCAAACAAAGCCTTTAAGCGGTTGTCTCCATCGTGAATGCGATAGTCTTTGAACACGATAGTCACAAAGCAGCAAACAGGCTTTTCAATCACTGGCAAATGACCTTTACGTAAAAGACAACGTGCTGCATTGATCCATCTGTTATATGCGGTTGTATTCTTGATACAGCCTTTCTTTGAACGAAAACTAGAGTAATAACCACCCGCAAACTGATTTTTAATAGCGCTCCAGTTCACAGTTGTTTTCTGATTCACTGATGGAGGCAAAGGTAAAATAACCTCACGACCTGTGATTTCTTTACCGTTCAGCTTGATAGTTACTGTCTTTTGTCCAAAAGCATAGGTATTCATAATTACGCCTTAGTGTTTACTGGTGTAATGCCAAAAGAACTGAGAACAGCATTTAAAGCATCTAAGCCATTCTTAAAACGCTGACCGTTTATCTCAACGTTAAATTCAGTCTCCTGATGAACAGGGTTCTTTAACTCAGGAATTACAGATTTGTTTTGCTCGAAGGTTACGACCTTAGCCTTCTGCTTTGAGAATGAGTAAATGTCTGTAAGTGCTTTTCTGCACTTATCAGCCTTACCAATAAAGCGAACTCTAACTACTGGTGAGAAATGATTGCGACCTTGAATCAGGTTAGGACAAGTCATACCTCTTGCAAACTCGCCTCGTGCATTTACATACGCATCAACGAAGGCTTTACGGTCAAAAGGATCTTGTGCTGTTGAGTGCATACCAAATTCAGCAAGGGACCCAAAAGCGCTTCTAAAAGCAAATACAGCTCGTGGATCATCACAAATATAATCACAGCCTGTATCCAGGTGATCGTTAATCTGATTGTAGAAATTATTAGCCTTAGCCTTTAAAGCCTCTGTATCAATACCCTTTAAACACTTTACCTGCTCGTAAATATCTGCAACTGTTGGCATGAACTTTGATTTTTGAAGGTGAAGAGATACAGCATTTCTTACATCTTCAAAGTCAAATTCTTTTAATGCGTTGAATACCAAGCCGTAAGCCTGTTCGTTAATCTCACGACCATACAAAACTGATACTTGTTTCCACAGCTCAACAAAAGATTTAATGTCTTTCTTTTCCATAGTTATTTCCTCATTAGTAAGTTTGAATCGTTAATTGAAAAATCAGCATCAATGATGTTTTTATCATCAGAAAACTGAGTATCTGCAATACCTTGTGCTATGCGGTCAACGTCAGCATCACTGGTAGCAGCTGCTGTTTTAGGCTTAGGCTGACGACAAGGAACAGGATATTCAACAAATCGCATACACCACTGAGCGACTGTTGCTTTTAAATTTTTTACAGGAGCGCCTTTATTGTTTTTCCAATTCATAGACGCATAGTGGAGGTAGAACCTGTCAGCCATTAAGGTGCAGTTCATCATCTCTAGCTGGGGATACTTAGAAATGTATTTGTCTTTATAGTCTAAAAAGATTTTCTCTATGTAAGCTGTGAAATCTTCCTGTGAGAACTCTTTAGATACTATATATATACTATCTTTAGATCTACTATTATTAATAATACTATTATGTATAAGGAGGAAAATGTCATTTTGACTATTTCGATATGGTCGATTTGACACTTTCGGTGTAGTCATTTTGACATTTTCGTTAGTCAAATTGACTATATCAAAACTTGTAAAATATTCACCTTTTACAGTAATACTTCTCACCTTTTTAAAATTGATTAGCTGGATATTGCTTTCAATCAGCTTGTTATCTTCCAACTCTGAAAATGATCTTTGTACTGAACTTAAAGACAAGTGCAGTTCTTCTACTGCCTGTTGATTAGAATAGAAAACAGCTTTATCAGCTCTTGTCGACACAGAGGTTAAAAAGAGAATACGAGCAAATAAAAGCTTTGCTGATAGCTTTAGCTTTGCATTGCTAAGTATATCTTCTGTTAAGAGTACGTTTACTGTTTTCACTTTAAATATTTCCTTTAGGTTTTTATATACCTTATGTTTAAGTATTTTATACCTTAGCTTTATTTTTGCAAGTAAAGATTTAAAAAATTTTAAATCTTTAGTATATACCTATTTAACAAATTAAATTTTCTGTTGAATTTTTTATTGCTTTACTTTAATATTTGTAACTTTTTATTTTTTAAAACCAACAGCAAATATATATATAAAATAAAAGGGGAATTTATGTATAACGCAAAAACAGTATGCCAAAGCTTAAGGAAGCTAACGACTTTACATAACACAAAGAAAACAGATTTAGCGAAAGCTTTAGGTGTAACTTATCCAACGATTGTGAAATGGCTTGACGGTAATCTACTTCGCCCTTTCAGTGATGATGTTGTACATAAGATAGCTGACTTCTTCCAGGTGCCAATAGAAGAGATAACTGGGGAGCAGGTTATATCTTTTGTTGTCAACACTGTAACTTGTTTTGACGATAATCTAAAACTAATTGAAATGCCCGAACCATGCTTAACCATCAATAAAGAAATCTTTGACAGCTTTAAACTTTCATCAGATAAGTGTGTTTGTGTTTTAGCAAACAGTAATTATAAGAACATAGCAGTAGGTGACCGACTACTGGTAACAGAGATTGACAATGAAAGAATCGAAAACGATAGGTTATATTTTTTAGTAATGGAGGATGCGCTTGTTCTCAGGAAGGTTAAATACAATCCGATTGTTGACAAGGTATCTATTATTAACAGCGATGATGGCGTTGAAATAGCAGTACCTAAGATTGAATTTTTTAACATGATGAGAAAAGTATATAAGATCTTATTTATTGAAAGAATAATGTAGAAATGCTTATTTTATCTCATAGTGTCAAATTGACTATTTCGATATATTCAAAATGACACTATCTGAAAGGAATGCGATTTTGAAACAAAAAAAACTATTTTTTTTAAAGTTTAAATGATTCTATACAGTTAATTCTTTCAGCTGTAAAAATCATTTCAAGATATGAAGCCTGATTAAGAGAAATCGTTATTTTACTGCTATCAAAAAATTTAACAACAAACCGAGAGTAAGTAACACTATCTTCTGAAGCAAAAAAGCTTTCGCTGTTTTGGAAATCAACAAAAGATTCAATCTGTTTTAAAGTTTCAGTTGTATCTTCTGATAAAGCTTTTTGACTTAATAAATCATAGACAACGCCAGCCATAGTTTTTGTTTTAAGTAATTCGTTTAGCTTGAATAAAGCTATTTTATCTTTAGTATTTTTCTCTTTCGAGAAAGAAAGAGAATTTTTGCAGAAATGACCGTTAATCAGATAGTAAGCGTAATTATCAGCCTTAGCCAAATCTTCCTTACCATTCTTTAGGTTGGCACGGTATCTGTACTTGATAACATTACCTTTTAAAAAGCCCTTGAACTCTTCAGGAGTGAGCATTGCTTTAATTTCATCAATACATTCATGTGAACCCTGCATATAATGCTTAGGTTGTAAAACATTATCAGTCATAAATAACTCCTATCTAAAAAGAGAAAGGCACATAATAATGTGCATAAATCAAAATACCGACCACTATCAGCAAAAAGAGAACATCAAGAGAAACTGAAATACATAGCTGTGTCTTAGTGTAGTTTTCTTTACCAATAGCAAAAACAAAACAAGAAAACCAAAAGAAGAGATTTAAAAGAAATAATGCTGGTAATGTCATTTATCGCTCCAGTCATCGTTGTAATGCTGATCTAAAAAATGCCAGTCTCGGCAGCATGAATCACAAAACTTTGCTAAATACTTTAGAACTAAAAAGATAACTCCTAGATACATCATCACCATCAGAGCTGACAGGATATATTCATAAACGTTCATTTAGACACCTTGTTGTATAAATCTATAAGATTGTTGTAGTAACTTGCGGTGATGTCACAATCACGAGCTATAGTTAATTGCTGTTCATAAAGCTTGCGAAGTTTTGCTTTGTCTGTTCCATCGCATTGACATTTACTTTGTGAAATTGAGATGGAAGTTTTGGAATTTGCGGACACGTCTTTACTGCTACTGGTGTTATCTGACTGCTGCAACCAACCGCTATCGCCAGGCAGAAAATCAGAAAAGTAATGATTATAAGTAGATGTAACGTTCTGTATATCTTTAGACAAACCGCTTTGTACATTTATCGCCTCCGTAAAAAATTCTTGTTCCTTTTGTGTCTTACCCTTTTGAGCTTCATTAAGTATCTGTTCATATTGTTTCTCCATTGTTACGATCTTTATCTGATAGTAAGAACTTGTAAGCGAATAGCCTATATAAGCACTGCCTAATACAGATACAGCCCATAAGTAAGGTGTTAAGTCTTTTAAACTAAACATAAAAAAAATACCCCTTAACCCCTTATAAAAAAAGGGTTAAGGGGTCCAACGCTTATATATGAAAATAAATGGTGCACCGTGATTGCAGGCTCACGGGCAAGCCTTATAAGTGCAGAGGTTACTTCACTTATAAATCAAATTGTGCCCATAGTCGTGATTTCGCTCACGACTTTTAAGCGGTACCCTGTCTGATACAAGACATTGCACTAGATGCTGGGCTACATTCTTATGTGCAATAGTAATGTTGTTTCTAAAGCGACACATTACCAGACCGCAAAAATGGCGGATAGGGTGAGATTCGAACTCACAAGCCATTCACATGACCGACGGTATTCAAAGCCGTTACATTTACCAACTCTGTCACCTATCCATAAATTTGGCGGAGTGTAAAGGATTTGAACCTTTGAACCACTTGCGTGATTGTCTGCTTAGTAGGCAGATGTATTCAGCCACTCTACCAACACTCCATCATGTACACTCTTTTTACGTTAGAAGTGAGAGAAACGCTTACGTTGTAGCGGTATAAAGCTGTAGCATAAAGCTTATCTACAAAACGCAAACTTTAGTGTGAAGTGAAACTGCGGTATGCCGTACATATCAAATCAACCAATCATTCACTTCACACTTAAGAGCCGTCTAAAAGAGAGTAAACGGAAGAAAACTTTTAAACAGCTCTTAAGTATGAAATGACACCTTTTATTAGACTAACGAAAAAGTTTTAGTTTACGCTAATCATTTCATACTTATGAGACATCTTAAGGTCACTACAGAACGCACCCATAGCTTAGCTTCTTAAAATATCTCATAACTATAGAATGGCAGAACAAAGCAGATTTGAACTACTACCGCAAGGATCAAAACCTTGTGTGCTACCGTTACACCATTGCTCTAAAAAAGCACTCACAGCCAACTCTACTTACCGAATCTATAGAGCCTAAATATCAAATAAAAAAAGTAAGCATTGCTCACTGTGAGCACACGTTCTTTCATCAACTAAAAGGAGATACAAAAACATAAAAACTTTATGTCTAAGTACATAAATAACTTTATACCTTTTATTTAACTTTGTAAAGTTCTTTTTTATATTTTTAAACTTTTATTTGCACTTTTATTAAACTTTGCATTGCTATATGGGGAATGAATTTGAAAAATCAGAAAAAATTTGTGAAGGGGCTAAATTCAAAAAATTGAAAAAAATTTATGTAGGGTAATATGAAAAATCAAGTGGGCGTTTGGGGGTATCAGGGTTCAGCTCCAAAGCGGTCGGAGTTCAGCCGTAATTAGTAATGATTATCGTTATTGATAGGCGGTTAGGTCACGGTAAAAGGTCACAAGCCAGCCGATTTATTAGAACTTATCTAAGTAAATCAAGCAGTTATCTTACATGGTACGAAGTTGATTATAGACACCGAACCGCACAGAACAGCACTAACTGATTGATTTACCTTGATTTTGTGCTGTTTTGCTAGAGTTTGAAAAGAATTTAGAGAATTTGAATTTCTGTCTGCGCTATATTGCCTTTTCACTTTTTTCTTTTCTTTTCTCTTCTCTTTTCGTTTTTTTCTTTTTCGTTTCTTTGTTTCTGTCTTTTTTTTTGTTCTGAACAGCGTTAGCAATGCAAACCAAAGAGCAATATAAACCGCCTGGCGAACCTGAGCACCTGAGACGATAGCAAATCAAAGTTGATTCACTAGAGCAAAGAGCAATAAAAAAAAACTAGCAAACTAAACCTTGAATCAAGTCAGCTCACTAGCTTTTTTAAACTTAAGTAATAACAAACACGTGTGCTCACGTGCTTAAGCGTTATAGCTCATTTCATTTCAGCATGTCAATAGACTATAGTTATAATCTTACTACTTCACATTTAACTCTTTGAATTTTCTTATCTTTTCTTCTAACTCTTCATAATTGATATTTTCAGCGCCTGCGACTGTCTTAATGATTGTGAGTTGCTGGAGTTCGTCAAGCTGAGACCAAGCAGCAAACAGACATTTATAAATTGTCTTAAGTTCTTTTTTTTGTGCTTTAGTTCCTGCAGCTGCTGTAGTGTCTAGCAATGCTTTTAGCTTCTTAGATGCTTCTTTTTTATTGTCTGTCTTCAGACGTGTGAGCGCCATTTTTTCGATGCTCCCATATTGTTTAGATATAAAGCTTTCTGACAGCTGAGATGCGTATCCGAGAACTTTTGTAAGCTGTCTAATGCTTTTAAATTCAACGTCTAAAACTTTAATGCTCATTTTTACACACCATTTTTTACTATAAAGCTTTTATAAAAGTATAGAAAAATACCGTTATCAAGTCAAATTACAAACTTTAATCATAGATATTTCAATCACTTAACTATTTTTATACATTCTCTACAAAAAAATAGTAGATATTTATATAAATGTAATCTATAATGTAATTATAAAGAGAACGAAAGAAAGAACGTTCTTATCAACCTGGAGACAAAAAAATGAATACAGAAAATGAATACATCAAGACATCAAAAGATGGTGCAATCTACTTTGATCCTACCTGCGATGATAATACCTTCGTTGAGATTGACCACTCAAAAGATCTTTTCAACGTTGATGAGAAAGAATTTTTCTTTGAAAACGGCTTACAAGTCGTTATCAAAAACGGTGTTAATTACTTTTAACCTGGAGACGCTAAGAATGATCACACGTTTACAAGCATTCAAGCTAACACTAATGATCGTTGCAACTAATGCGATTATTACTTACTTTTTAATTTCATTCATTCACTAAATCGGAGATTCAAAAATGGAACACAGAATTTTTTTAACTGACTTACACGCATATAACAATGGCGCTTTAATCGGCGATTGGGTTGATATTTCAGATTTTGATCGTGATGATGATAATTTTTCACAAATCTGCGAGCGTTGCGGTATTAAAGACGGTCACGAGTTTTTTATTAGTGATTATGAAAGCTCTTTTGAAATTGGTGAGTATTGTGACGCTGAAACCTTGTATAGATTAGCGGATGTCATCAACTCATGCGATGACGACTATATTCAAGCTGTATGTGATTACACTTGTGATTTAGAAGAACAAATACAGCATTGTGAAGACGAGGATCTTGATTTTTTTCCTTCCGATGATCCTGGATATGAAGATCTAGCCCGCACCATACTAAATGAAATGGGAGAAATTGATCCTAATGATTGGAAGTCAAGCTATTTCAATTATGAAGCCTATGGACGTGATTTAGTTTTAGGCGGTGACTTCACCATTGTATCAAATGGTTACATTAGAAGAGAGTAAAAAAAGCGATCAAAGTTAAAAACTTCAATCGCTTTTCACAAACTTAACATTTTAAGTATATAGATACAGCTTTTTAAATCAAGGCTGTATCTATCAAAGTTGTAAAAAAAACGGCTTTGATAGATACATCAAAAGTATCAAATTCACAAACTTAACAACAAAAGGAAATACAATCATGTGCTATTTTAATTTTTTAACTGGAAAGGCTTATAAGGCTAATTCAAATATCGCGAACGTTCTAAGTGACTACTGCAAAAAGAATGCGATCGCATTCACAGGCTTTGCAACTATTCAACAAGCTAAAAAGCTTTTCTATATTGTGAAAAAAGGCTCAAAAGGTGCTAGATGTCCTATCCAAATTGCAGGCGGTAAAGTTCATTACTTTACATTGTTCCCTTTGAGCGCTTTTATAAATGCACACGATCGCAGAAGTTTAGCTGCACAGAAAAGGGACCCAAACGAGGACCAGCACGATCAAATTATTAGATATCAGGTCCCAGCAAAAATTAGTGCAGAAGAGAAAAGCGCACTAATTGCAGCTGCTTCTAGCTATTCAGATGCTGATTCAACAACTTACATTTTAGATAAAGACAAAGCAGATCGAGACATGTTCAAAGTAAGTTTTGATCATCGTTCTGAAGCTGAATATAAACACGATCAACAGCTAAAGCAATGGTGTGAAGAAGGTCACAACGCAGAAGACTTTGATCAAGAAGTGCCATTCTGCGATCATGCTTATGGCACTTTGACCCCTGAGAAAGTCGAAGAACTGAGTGCAGACGTTGATCAATTTTGCCCGTTTTAAGTCGTCAAAAAATTGACTTTGTGACGGTTGCCAGGTGCAGCCGTCACATAAAAAGGCTTAAATCAAGTCTTTTTATGTGACTAATCACAAAGAATGCTATACAGTAGCATAGGCACTTTTTTAGGAGATACAAAAATGAAAGGCAATTTTGAAAAGAGTAAAAAATTTCGTAACTTGATTAAAAGCGATTTTAATCTTGACTTGATTTTACCAAATCTAAAATTTTTCATTCAAGATGATTTGGAAAGGCACAAAAAAGAAAATAAAATTTGCATAGACTTTTATCAAGCATGGGAAAAGGCATCTAATTTTAACGCTTTTTTAGATTGTTTAAATTCTCAAAAATTCATAGAAAACAACCCTTCAACCGCATTATGGCTTTATAATCATAAAGCCCTTGCAGTTGAAGTTGAAGTTTTCCTTAACAATGAAAAAGGCAAGCATTTTATAACTTATGCCGATCGTGGAGGTGTTCTTCTAACTGATAAAAACAATTCAAATGAAATTCTTATATCAAATCATTATGGGGATGGCAATACATTTATACACATTTATGAAAATGAAAAGCCTTTATTAGAAGGTGCTACTGGCGTTTTACAGTTAAGCGATGTCACAATTTCAGGTGTTTGGAATTTAAAAGAATACGATTGTGATCGTAATTCAGAAACATTGCACGTTTTGAAAGGTGCTTATTTTGTTTGCACTGAAAAAAAGACTGTAATTTTTGAACGTTATCGCACATTAGAAGAGCTGCAAAAGAAGTAAAGCTAAAAAGTTAAATGTTAGAGCATTAGCACAAGGTTAGTGCTCTATGATTTAACTTTTCACAACTTAACAGGAGTTTTTAAAATGAATATTGAAGATCTTTACCAAATTTCAGGCGAAAACAGTTTAGTCACTAAACTTGAAAAAGTTAAATTTACACCTTACTTTTTACATTTAATACCAGACGGCTGCAACTCAGAACATGACAATTTTGTCAAAATTGAAAGCATACAAGATGTATTAGATGCGTCTAATTGTGATTGCTTTTTTGCTTTTGATCATTATGAAGACGATGATATTTATGATAAGCGTTATTTTTATTTTGAGATCATAAATAAAAATTCAGGTGACGTTATTCATACTCTTATATTAGATGCTGAGAGTGATATTAGTATGATCTCAAAAGAGCTTGAAAACGCAGTTCAAATTTTAGTTGGTCATTATAACTATAAAACAAGTGACTTTTTCTATTCTGAAGCTGTAAACAATATCGGCGATCAAATTTTAACGGCAGACGAAACAATAAAAGATGAAATAAAATTTTTAGAAGAGGTAGCATCAGGTTACACAACAAGAGAAAAAGAAGAGTGTAGAAATGTACTAACTGATTTTATCTTAATGAGAAAAAATCAAGGCTTAAGCCTTTTTAAAACAGAGGAGCAAAAACAAGATTTTATAAATCTTTGTTTAAGTCAATTAGAAGAGTAAAAGATTATGTTAAACAATTTAATCAACAAATTCAGCGGTAATAATTTAACTTTAAATCAATTAGTCGAACATTTAGATTTAGCTAATCTCGAAGAGAATGGTGAGGGCAATATTCATTTTAAAGTGTACGATCGCCATAATTACGCAATTTATGGAGGTGCTTTGAATGATTGCGAACTTGATGGCTTATTAAAACAATATGGAAAAGCTAAAATTTATGATTTGTCTTTGATTTTTAGTAATTTATCTAAAGAGACATATATTTCTATTGAGCTAAGATAAAAAAAAGGCGGTCAGATGATCGCCTTTTGTCATGCAGAATAGGCACTATTTTAACGGTGCTAATCTGATGTTAGTTTTTAAAGCGTGACAAATCTCAATAGCTTGAAGAGCCTTTTTAACTTTGTGCATTTCGTCACAGGTTAAACAGTCCTCGTCTTTAGTATTGTGATATGTACATTCGATAGTTGCCATCGCCATTTTTTGAGCGTGGTCAATAGCAGCATTCAAATCATTACCAGTGTACTCATCAACTGCCTTATTCATGTGCTTTACCTCTAGCTATCTGTAGAATTTCATTCAAATCTTGAGTATCAAAAACATAAGAAAGCATAGGCACTTTGTACTGATTGCCCATTTTTTCAAATGATTTTTTCAAGTTAGTTTCCAAATCAGCGTAGTTAAAATCACCGTTTTCATCTGCTAAAAATGACAAGGCAGACAAGTAACTTTTAAGCTTATCCTTGCCTTGAAAATAAATAAAAGATGCTATCCCCTGCTGAATCGGTGTACCTTTAGTTAAAAGTTTTTGTTCCACCCATTCATCGACTGATTCAATGAAGTTATCTACACTGATTTTCATACGTTACTCCTAAGCCTTAGTTCTTGATTGAACGGTTACAGGCTGTGTGTTTGGAGCTTCTGCTGTTGGTGCTGTCCATGTGTTGTAACGTGGCATAGCTTCAGGGCAGATAGCACTAATCGGAATTACAGTATTAGTGATATGATTTACTGTATTTTGCAGAGCCTGAATAGCACTGTTAGTAGCAGTTGCCATAACACCTAACTGACAATCAAGGGAACCAAAACGTTTCTCTGTTCCCAGTGCAAGATCATTTACCTTATCGCTTACTTTGCCTAACTCTGCATGTAAAGCGATGTAAGTTTTTGCGACCTCATCGTTTGTATACTTTTCAGCTTTGAGCTGACCGATTTCAGCATCTTTTTCAGCCAAAACAGCAACGGCACCACTATTCATAGCGCAAGCCATGGCAGATTGATTACCGCCAAAGATACCGCCTAAACCACCTGACTGTAAAAAGCCTAATGAGCCTAGAACTAATGCAGGAATACCTACACCGTTTGCTAGTCCCTTACTTGCATAATCACCCATAATAAACTCCTTGTGTTTGAATGTATGGATTAAAAATGTTGATTTATTCAACACGTAAAGAGTAGCTGTAAGGACGGTATAAGTAAGCAATAAGAACGATATAAATTAGATAAAAGATCTCATCTTTTCTAAAATATCGAAGAGTTTAAGCATTGTTTCACGTGGAATAAGTACATAATCAGCTTGAATTGATGCGTACCACTTAAGAAAATCCAAACCACGTGTAGATTTAGATTGTTGACAGAGTTTATAAATAGCTCTTGGTGAATACCACGTAACCAACTGTTTTCCCTGTGAGTTGATAAGGTAATGATGTTTAACATTAGATTTATCAAGTTTACTCGCAACATAACTAGGATTAGTTATCTGTAAAGCCTTGCATACATCAGCACCGACTAGCCATACAGTACCATTTTCAGAATGAACATGTGCACGAATCACAATGCCATTATAAAAATGTTGGGATATGCTAGCGGGCGTGTCATAATCAAGCATGATGATATTCTCCTATTTTTGTTTTCTTTATTAAACAAAATAGCAGATTTTGTACGTTTGATTACGATGTAAATTTAAGAAAAACTATCAAAAGTTAAGTAGAGTGAATTTATGAGAAAACTATTAGCTATTGCAAGCATTGCTTTATTAGCTGTTACAGCCTGTACACCAAAGCCTAGAGATATTACACCAAAAGTATTATGGGCAAGCCAAAGTGACGGTGTGGTATTTTTAGGATATAAACAAACAAAATTCGAAATAGATTTTGATCCTGTTTCTCCTGATTGGATTTCAGCTTTAAATGGTAGTGATGAGGTATGTAAACGTTGGGGATATTCAGAATCTTTCTATCTAAATGACGATGAAGTTAAGCAGGGATTTGAGCGAGATTTTAGCGGCATAGGATACGTTGTCTTTTATAAGATAGCTCAATGCTCTAAATAAAAGATAAGGCACTATTGCTAGTGCCTATACCTATGAAACATCGTGCGTATTATACACTAATTTTCTGTGTCAGGTAAACCTGATTTATAAACGGTGCCGTCATCATTGATTGTATAGCCGTTTTCAATTAGCATTTTTTTTACAGCATCACGCCTTGATGTGGGAATGCTATCAACAGTGCGTTTGCCCATAATTACATAACGATAATATAAAGTATTCATTTTTAAGCTCCTTGTTTTGCTTTTAATTTTTTAACTTCTTCTTGTAACTCACAAACCAAATCTGATAGTTCAATAATCGCATCTTGATTTTCTGTATTTGATGCCTCATATTGATCTGACAATTCAAGTAAACTGTCTGATAATGTTTGTGGATACATCAATTCGTTTTTAACTTTAATTCTATTATCTTCAATATCAGGTTGATTGTCATTAGTGCTAAAGAAATTATAAGGTGTAATAATCGCTTTGTACTCTTCTATTGATCGCTCATCACCTAAAGCACTTATATCAGCAATAGCTTGTTGTTGCTGTTTTAGCTGATATTCTAAGTTGATTGTAGCCTCTTCAATAATTGTGTTTAATTGTTCTTTTGTAACTTCTTGCTGCTGTCCTGTCACATCAGTAATTACTAGGCTATTTTCTGTGTAATTTAACAAGTTCTTGTAATAATCAATATGTTGTCTATCGCCCTGTAAAAGCACGCCAAAGCTAGACATAAAGTTACAATTCACATCGCAGTAATTATTAAAAGTGCATTGTGTTTTTAAGTCATATATTTTTCTTTGTCTTAATCGCAATAAAGCATCAGCATCAAAAAGTGAATGGAATATAGTTAAGATTGTATCTCGTACTGTTTTTTGATACTCGTTAAGCTCTATATCAAGCTCTTTGTTTGTATTGTCAAAATACTTGTATTCGTCTGTATCATCGTTATAGATGATTTTGTTTATGCCTAAATCTGTAAGTTCATAAGATTGTGCCATTTCAAAGTAAAAAATTTCATCTTTCTTTTCAATCTTATTTTCTTTTAAACTTATTGTATAAATCATTATAAGCTCCTAAATGCTTGATGTTGTCTTTTCATCTTTTCTTTCCAACGTTCAATGTTTTTTTTATCGTTAGAATGATTGATCGTATCTTCCATCGTTTCTACAAACTCTAAGTTAGAAACACAGTTATTCAGATTGTTTCCGTCTTTATGCTTGATAAGATGGTAATTGTTAGGGTTATCAAGCCAAGTGTCAGCAACTACTTGCGCTAACAAATATCTTTTGACGCCTAACACATCAATCCAAACGTAAACATGACCGCTAATCGTTTCTGTTTCACAAAGAACATTTCTTTTACAATCATAAACTTTTCCTTTGTCAGAAACTTTTACAATAGGGAGACACTTCCAAAATTTCCACTGTTCCATTAGCCTAATCCAAAATCACCATTAAAAGTAACCTTAAAAGCCTGTGATAAAGTTGCTGATTTGTTATAAGCAACAGTTCCAGTCAGTGTTTTTTTAGCCAAAAATGACTTGTTACCTGTATTGTTTGTTGCAGAAATACCGCCACTGTTTACTGTTAATGACGGTGCGCTAGGATAAGTCACACCATAATTAAAATTACCTTGTGCAACAGCTGATTTTGTTTCATCTGGATAGGTTGTAGTTGTTGTTGCAACATTACCTGTAACCGTTAATAGATAAGTCGTAATGCCAATATGTATATTTGACCCCGACGTTCCTGAATTTACACCTGTTGCTGATACTCTTATCACACATGAACTTGTACCTGCGCTTACAAGTGTTCCGCCATAATTGATGTAAATTGCGGGTGTCTGTAAAAAAGTTACACCGTAATTAACAGTAACATTAGCATATACGGTTTGTGCACCTAGACCAATAAACTGAGTGCCAAAATCATGTTTACCAGAAGGAGTAACGGTCTTACTTGTAGTTGTTGTAGTCGTACCTGTTTTACCACTATGTGTGATAGTTGTGCTGATAGTGCCTGATAAAACATTCGTGTATCTTCGACTTATAGCAACATGGTACTTAGTATTGTTATGTGTAACAGCCAAAGCACCGCATCTGTAATACCAATGATTATCTAATGTAGCCTCTGCACCATTGTTTACAGCAAACAAAGGTGTATATCTTAATGTGCCTCCTTCATTAAGAATAAGACTAGGTGTAGTTACTCTGCTTGTACTATTCCATGTAGAATAGGTCGTACCGTTGTATGTAAATTTTATTCTACTCATACTAGCCTACTGTTATGTCGTTACCATTTAGATGAATAACATCTGCATACACAGTAACACGCCCTGAGTTGTTAATAGTTAAAACATTTGAACCTGACTTATCAGGATTTATTGCATATATACCTCTATTTGTAGAATTTGAAAACATATATATTGTTCCTGATACTGAATCTCGCAGTCCTATACCTTGTTCTCGCAGTGTAGATGGACGGACCCCCCATAAGTCACCTGATAAAATACCGCCTGCTAACGTTAAGTATTTTTGAGAGGCATCTGTTTTAGCCTGACTTAAAGCATCATCTGCCTTACTATTAGCATATTGTTTAGCCTGTTCTAAGGTGTCACTGTTTTCTGTTTTAGTGGCATAATCAGCTAACTTTGTATCTGTGTATTGCTTTGCATTTTCTAAGGTGTCATCTGCCTTATTATTAGCATATTGTTTAGCCTGTTCTAAGGTGTTACTGTTTTCTGTTTTAGTGGCATAATCGGCTAACTTTGTGTCTGTGTATTGTTTAGCTGTTTGTAAATTATCTGATACATTTTTCTTTAAAGTATCAATGGCGCTGTCTTGTTCTGTATTCTTTTCTTCAATAGCCTGAATACGTGTAGCAAATTGACCTACATCTGATGTAGTTTCGATATTATCAATACGCTTTTCATGGTCGGCGATGTTTGTTTCAGCCTGATTAAGGCGATTTTCGTGGTCAGATAATTTAGCAGTATGAGCATCAACAGTTGTGCTTATGTCTTGTTGCCATTCTTTCTCGTTAGCCATTTGATACCTCGTCAACTAGAGTGTTGCGCATTGAATAGTCTTTATTATTAAAGCGAATTGTGTACTTTGTAGGCTGTAAATCAGCAATATCTGCTGTGTTCTTGTCAATCTGTGCTTGTTGTTCTGTGTCTTTATTAGTTAATGTAACTAAGTAATCTGTAATGTACTGTAATAAATTTTTCCAAACGTTTGATTGATTGTCATAGAACCATAAAGCAGAATTAGGAACATCAAAATACAACTTAGTTTTGTCAAACTTTTCTGTATCAGCTGATGTAATATTATCAACTAAAGTTACACCTGCCTTTGCCAAGTCCACTTTATCAATCTTCATTGTGACGGTTGATGTATCACTATCCCATGTCATCGAACCTTTGATAGCACTATCTTCTGTAAACTTAATTACAAAATGACGTAAACAACCTGCTTCAAGGGCAAAAGTTGCTAAGTTTGCAAGATCTGAATTAAAAGCTAAAGAAGCTACACCTGCTTTTGCTGTGTAATCGGCTGAATCTGCTTTAGCTGCATGAGTTACGACCAAAATTAAATTAGCTGGAGCATCGCCAGTAATATCTACATAACCACTGGCATCATCACCAATAATGCTGAATCTAAATGATTTAAGAAGAGCTTTAGCATAAGAAGCAATGCCTGTTAAATCACCAATAAAGTTTCCTTTATAAGTAGTTACTGCATCATTACTTGTTCTTGTACTTTGTGTACTTGTGAGCTTGTTTATCTCGTCTTGACTTAATGAGGACATGATAGTTTTCCTGATAGTTTTAACTACCAAAAAAGCTATCATTTCCTAAATAGATTTTTATCTACCGTGAATAAATTTCCATGCTTCAATGAAGTAATTATCAGCAGGTTCAACTTCACGATTAGATAGCTCAACAGCGTGATGCACTGGGCGTGATGCTGTTCCAATAAAGGGAACACCTAACAAGGTACTTGTTCCCATCATAATATTTCTGACATCTGATGATTTTAACTCACCGCCATTTACAGATGCGTTATAGACGTTTACACCTGAATGTAAAAAAGCTGTTCCTGTAGTTAGCAATGGTGAGTTCATATAAGCAGAACTGAAATATTGTTTACCAACTGCCATGTCAACTAAAGGAGACACAACCATATTTGACATCAAAGGAGCTTTACCACTGGCAACAAATTTAGTTGGTGATAATGCAACATTCCATAAACCTGCTCTAAACTCATCGTCATCGTCAGAGGTTAAGCTGCCGTTCACTGTTTGTGTTAGCAGTTCTGATAGTAGTGAAGGTAACAATGTAAAGAATGAGATAGCGAATACATCGTGACCGTACCTGTTCATATAATCAGAAAAACGCTTATTTGAGTTTTGAAATTCTCTTGAATTTTTTGCAAGCCTTGTTGATAACAAATTCATCTTATTTATAAAGTAAGATGTGAATGTTGTAAATAACTTGTACCAAGCATTTGACTTTGCAATTAAAGCTGTGTCAGGGCGATCGTAAGATCCTAAAACGGTTCTAACTACACTGTCTGCATATTTAACAGATTCAGTTAAATTAGTTTGCTCAGGGTGATCGTGTAAATACTTTTGCTGTGCTCCATACCAAGTGATCTCATCAATAAATCTTTGAGTGTAAACCTGTGCGAACATCGCATTTTCACGACTGAAATTTTGAATCCACTGAGCACCAGCTTTTAACTTTTGACCGTTACTTGTGTACTGAAAAGGGTTAAGCTGAATACGCTTAAATATCTCATTGATAGAGTTGTTACTTTCATTCAATCGAGAGTTCATATATGCAGAGTTTTTGCAAATCTCAGCTTTTAATTTATTGTGATACATAGTAGCCATTACTATGCCTTTCATAGTATTAGTAAAACCTACTTCATACATCACAGGAGCTAAATCAAAGAACTGCTCACCTGCGTTCTTAATGTAGCCTGCCATAATAGACAAGCCTGTATCCTGCATCTTTCTACTAATCCACTGAATGAATTTATTAGAAGACGCAGGAGTAATATCTTGACCTGTTGCAAGTGTTTTAATCCAAGGCTCAAATCTTTCTTTTAAGGCACCTGGATCAATACGTTCAATCTCATTTGCAACGGCTTTTGAATGTAACAATTTATTTACTTCATTTACTCTAGGTGTTAAGTAAATAAATTTAAGCTCTTGTTCAATTCCTGAGATGATATGCACAGGATCTAAATCTAAAGCATGGAACGCTTTTTGATTTCTTTCTTTAATAAAGGAAGGTGTTTTTAAGCCCATAACTGACATCTGATTTTGCATTGCACCTGTAGCTGTGATGTCAATTCCGTTTTCACTAGCTTTAGTTACAGCTCTGTCATTGTTAAGAATAGCAGGAACATATCCAGCATCTACACTAACTTCCGAACCATCAGCTAACTTGAATGATAAAGGCTGTCCGTCTAAACGCTTAAAACCGTATCCGTTCTGCTCACGTGTAGCCTGCATAACTTTAGGATCTAATTCTTTAAATGTTCCCCATATCTCTTTACAGCAATTTAAAAGTTCTTTAGTAATAAAACCTTGATCACACAATGACTGAATCATTGAGTTAAACTGTTCCTGCTTCCAAGCGTAAACTGATTTTTCATTGTTAAGATTTACATTAGAACCATCTTTAAACTTAGCGCCAATTTCAGGATCAGCAACATAGCCTTTCACTAACTTTTCGTAGTTGGTGCCGCAGTGTAAAAGCAAACCTAAGATCTCTAAAGTAGTACGACCGTTAAAATGACCTGAACGAGAACCTAAAACTAAACGCTCATTCTTACCTGTAGTTTCATTTTTGATGATTAAATCTGTCTGTATCTCACGGCTATCAATCTTAAGCTTAGATAAACTATCTCCAAGCTTAGATGTAATATCTCTTAAAGCTAACTTCATCTGAGTATAACCGCGCTCAATAGGAGCATAGATGAGCTCATGCCATGCACCAAGCTTTTTTCCGTCATAGCGTTCTACTGTATGCTCCGCCTGAAAAGCATACTTTTTACGTAAAGCACCGAAGGCAGCAAACACACCTTTAGATTTGCCTTGACTAGCACCATTTAATGAAGCTTTCTTTGTCTTTAAATCAGAAGTCGTCTTAACCAACTGCTCTTGTGCGTCTTTAAATTCAATAGTTTTTTCACCATCGCAGAATGTTTTTGTCTTACGTGCATAATCTTTTAGTGCAGACATAAACTCAATCAAATCATAGAGCTTAGATACAGTACGATTAGCATAGTAATCATTAGCAACATCAGCAACTCTGTTGCAAAACGCCTCTATTTTTGCACGTTCGATTAAAGCCTGCTCTTCACCTAAAGAATCCAAGTAGTCACTTTCATTTAAGATACGTTCTTTAATTTCAGCAATATCACCAATAGTAAAACCGTTAGCCTTACGTTCAGTTAATCCAATAGTATCAGTAACAATTCTTAATAAATCCATTAAGTTCGGATCGTAACTCTTACCTACTTTTTTTACATCACGACTAGCTAAAGCTTTAAAATCAGCCATTTTCTTTTCAACGTAGTGAATAGTATCTGCGATGTATTCAGCCTTTTCATTCTGATACAGTTCGTTTCTTGTTTGCTTTTCAGCTTCTCTTAAATCACCACGAGCCAAAGACACTTTGACTTTCTGATTTGCTCTAGCTGCTAAACGTCTTGCACTGGATACAGATAAATCACTAAAAGCTAATTGATCAACATCGTTTTGTGCGATTTTTTTAATGTTAAATAAAATCTTTTTGGCATTCTCACCTGTCTTAGTTATAGCTTTTAAAGCCTTAAGAACCTGTGTGCCTAATTGACGATGTATCGTGCTAATCTTTTTACTGATTTTTAATTCACCTTCAAGCTGTGTCTTCTTTATAGCTTTATCTAACACAGTTTCATAGGCAATACGTTTAGCTTCTTTCTCAATAGAATAGTTAGCAATACATTCAAGTAATGCCTGCTCTTTATCCTTAGCTGAATCAATAGCATCTTTCCATTGCTGAGGTAAACGATCATAGTCATCTAAGATTTCTCTAACTTCGATGCCTGTATCATTATCAACAATCTTTTTAGCTTTGAGCTTGTCTTCAATGTATTTAGGAACGTTCTTGTCTTTTAAAGAGATAGGAAGTGTTTTTAAATCTTCAATGTAAAGAGTACGAGGATCATTTTTTAATAGCTGTTTCTGCTCTTCTTTTACCTTTTCATACTTCTTTGCTAAATTATCTAAAGCGACTAATTGTTTTTCTAACTCTTCACGTGGAAGTTTAGCCATGTTCTTTTTGATAATTTGTCTTTTTAGTTTGTCTAAAGAACGACCATTAACCAAGCCGATTAAAAACTTCTTAATTGCTAACTCATCAATCAAACCTTTTAAAGCTGCATGATGATTGATTAAGTCACTCTTTACTGTGTCTTTAAATAGCTGTTTAGCTTCATCAGGTAGAGGTGAACTATCAATATCACCTAACAAATCATCAATAGGATATTGCTCAATCTGTTCTTTATAGAGCTGTTCTGATTCAAAAAGAGAATCAACAAAATCATTAAAATCTTTTGTTCCTTGATTTAACTCTTCGCCGTAGTTCTGTTTAAATGCTTTTTCAGTAATTGTTTTTTTATCAAAGTTTTCTAAGTTTTCTTTATTAAACAGCTCATTATTCTTGTTGTGTGACAACATTTTTTTAAAATTATTTAAAACACTGCTGTCTGATTTTTTATTGCCAATCGTATCAGCAATAAATCTAGCAACGAATTGCTCCTGAAGTTTATCCCAATCTTCTTTTGACAAAGTATCTAATGACTTTGTGCTGTCCCACCATTTAACAAGTTTATCTAAACGATCGTGAACTTCTTTGTTCTCCTTAGCCAGCTCACGCATTGTGTGTAAGAACCAATGTGACTGTTCATGTAGCACATCAGTAAATGTACTTTCACTGTTCAGCTTGATAACTGGCACATCATCAATAACACCTAATACACCACGCTCATTTCTTTTATTTGCGTTCTTAACTTTACTAAAATCAACACCTTTCTCATGCTTAATTAAAGGCTTAAATTTGTTCCATAAAGTAGAAACATCAACGCCAGTAATATCAGACATTGATCTTAAGAAGGTAGTTACACCTTTAGATAAAGCATTGTTTTCTTCAACAGTTGTATTCTTAGAATTATCAGCTAGAACTCTGTTAAGTTCCTGTTGAATAGGTCGCATTTCTTCTTCACGTTTAATGCGTTGTTGAACCTTATCAGCAATATCATTTTTGATTTCTTCGATCTTTTTATCTGATAAAGTGGCTGACAGTTCACGAATTAAAGGTGCACCGTTTTCAGATGTTGTGTAGTCGATGAGTTCGTCTCGTACTTCCTGCGGTAGTTTTAACCATTGACCTCGTGTGATTTCAATCATGTTTCCATGTTGAGCACGGTCATACGCTTCGTTAAATTCATCACCTAAGACAGCTCTATTTACACCTACAGTATCACCGCTCTTTTCTACTTGATCTGCTCTGTTAATAACATCAGTAACTGCATCTTTATCAAGATAGATTTTGTCACTGCCTCGTGATTGAAGTTCATCGTAAATTTCAGCACTGGTAACAGGATCATTCTTAGTTAATGGAGAATTAGAAACAACCTCATCTGCAACTCTAGCGTTAGCCTGTTTCTTTAAATTAAGGACCTTTGCTCGCGCTCTGTTAAGTAGTGGTAATGATTCAAAGAAAGCAGATACTAAAGCAGATTGAGTTACTGTTTCACCCAAATCAGATACTAAATCAGATGGAATTTGCGCCAAACTTTCAAGCTGTGATTGCCCCACGTCAACACGTGCATTGTATTTAACGTTAGCATCATCAATCTTAGAAAAGGCTGTGTTCTGTACGGTGTTAATAGCAATGTTAGAAGTATGACCTAACACCTGCTGTGCGACTTTAGGTACACGTGCTGATACATCTACACCTAATTTTGACAAAGTTTTAGCTGTGCCTTGACCTAAGATTTTTGTATATTCTCCAGCACCTTTAAACAACATGATACTTAGTGCATTAAGAATAACTGAGTTAGAACCTGAATTAGAATTTTGCAATGCTAAGGCTAGTTCTTTGTCTGTGATGTTAGGATTGTTCTTTATGATCTCTTCCATTTCACGGCGGCGGGCTTGACGATAATCATCAACTAGATTTAAACCGCCTAGAGAATATCTCATGTCAGAGAACAAGTCATATAAGCTCTGCTTAATACCGTCTGTATCTCGTGAGTATCTATCTATGATTTGTGCTCTACGATCTTCGTACTCTTCGTTACTCATACCTTTGTTAGTGTTTTCTAACTTTGATTTTCTGCCATGAAGTTGATCGCTTAAAAAGGTAATGTATTCAGAACTAGATAAACTATCTACAGCATCATCAATCTTTTTATTATTAAGATTTCTAAGCTCTGTGTTTAAAGCAAATGAACGTCTTAAATCAGAAAAGAGTTTAGAATCTTGCTGAACTTGTTGAGCTGTCTTAAAGTATTTATAAGTTTCAGGATCAAAGTTACTTCTGATTTTAGCGTTATTGATAATACTGCTGTCAGGTAAACCGTACTCGTCAAATGTTTTAACCCAGTCATTCATTAACTTCTGAGACATTAAACGTTGAACAATATCGGCATCGTTAGATGATACGTTTGCACCATAGAAACGTGACAGCTCCTCAAACTGTTTCTGCTTAGATTTGTCTGTATTTACATTGTATTCAGCAAAAGCCAAAGCGCCTCTAGCATTAGCTTTGACTGAGCTTAACTCTTCATACTTTTTCTTTTCTTCGTCTGTAGAGTTTTCGTCTAAGACAGGAAGTGAAATTGCAGCATCTTTCCATACATCACGTGTATTGCCTCTGATGTAATTCTTTGTTTGCTGTGAGATGCCGTCAGATACAGTATCAGAATAAAAAATAGGAGCAGGTGATGCTGATAATTTCTTTTGTAGCTGACTGTCTATAGCCTCTGTTTGCTCTTTTGTAAACTCTACGTTTTGATTGCCTATAGGCTGTTGTAAATTATCAGACATCTTTTATCACCTTATGTGTACAGTGTGAACTTAAGCTCACATACTTTGATTTTTGTTTATTATACCTAGTTTATTAAGTTACTTTATCATTCTTTCTCTATCAGATAACTTAGATTTTTGCTTATTAACAAAATCTAAATAGAGCTGCCTTGATGTTGGATATGTGCCGTTGTCTCTGTAGTATTGTGACTGGTACTGCCAAAGCTGAGACTTAACCTCATCTTTAGAGAAGGTGTCATTCAGCAAGTTGTTATCATCTAGATCATCGTAGGTGTTATCAATCACATCTTTGCTGTTTTTATAGTCCTGTTTAGACTGTTCAAATTCAGGACTTCTGATAACAAATTCAATAGCATTAGAAATTTCTTTTGGATTAAGTGATGATATGTCAGGAACTCCAGCTCCATTCTTATCTTTTTTAACAAGATTACTGTTCACATAAGTAGTAAAAAGATCTTGTGCCACTGGCATAATGAACATAAACTTTGATGAGTTATCACCTTTGAATAAGTCATTGCTTTTAATGTTTAACTCATCTAATACACGACTAGATAAAGCATCACCTTTCTTTATTGATGTTCCTTGATGTTGTTGTTGAATTTTAAGAATGCGGGCTTGTGCTTTTTGGTCATTCAAAGGAACTGTTCCATAAGTAAGTTCTGTTTCTTTTTGTCTTTCAGGGGTCCCATAAAATAGATCAAGAACATCATCACTAGCTGTAGATATAAAAGCACTTAATCTGTAGTTAGCTTTATTGTTCATATTGTCATAAAGCATTGCTAACTTAGTATTCAGTTTTTCTTTGTCTCCATACTGGACAATAAGAGAACTTCTTAAATTAAGATCGTCAATATTCAAATAGAGGTCGTCTCTATTTTTATATTTAAGTTCTCCGTTAGTTTGTTTGGCATAAAGAATTGATGACAGGTTATTATCTAAAATAGAATCAGTATCTGATACAGCTTTACGTCTAGCGTTTTCTTCAATGACCTGCCTTGATAAGTCACCATCGGTCATAATCTGAATATCGTTATAATCAGTTGCAGATAAATCATCTTCTTTTTTGTTGTTCTTGATCATGAACAACTCTTTCATTTTTTCAAAAGTTGCATCTTTGTGAGCATCTTTAAATCTTAACTGTTCTACAGCATTTAAAGGCTGAATAGCACGTAAAGCTTCACGTTCACGTTTTAGTTCTAAATTAGTTTGCCTTTGTTCACGTAATAAAGCCTTGCGTTCCTGTCGTTCCTGTTCGTCTTCAGCTCCTTTAATAGCCTTAGCTAATAAATCATTGTAAGCATCAGCTGATATTCGAGGCTGCCAACGTTTCAAAGAAGCAATGGCGCCTCCAAAATTCTTATTTAAGATCTGATTACCTACAGCAATTTTAGTGACCTCATCAGCCATTTTTCTTTGCTCTGCTTGCCACTCTTCACCACCTGGCACATAACCGTTTTTTTCTAAAACAGCATTAGTTGCAGAAACATACTCTTGATAATACTTATCTTCTAAAGGTGATCCCCAGTGTTCTGTTAAAGTGTTTGCTGAATTAGAAATTCTACCTTTCATTTCAGCATTATTCACGGCTTCAATCTGTGCGTCATTATAGTTTTTTAACTCAATACCAAAACTGTTTGTTTTATCATCAAACCACTTATTGAAGTTATGAGCAACATCACCATAACCTTTAAATGCATCGCTGTAGTTCTTTTTTAAATTCTCTAATTTTTTCTGATATTCAGGTAAAGCATCAACAGCGTTTTGACCTTTTAAATTTTTGTAATCTCTTAAAAGATTGTTAAACTCAACGCTCGCATCATTTTGAGCTGACAACAAAGCGTTTTCTTTTGCCTTAGTTCTAATGTTTTCTTGATATTTTTCAATAACATCTAAAGCGCTTTTTGCAAACTTTAAATTTTGAGTTACATCAATCTTAAAAGGAACTGATGTGTCCGTTCTCTGTATTTGCAATTTAGGTGAGTTCTGAAAAGTTAATGAGCTTGCAGAATTTTTTATATTCAGATTTTGTGTTGGTAATAAAACAGCCATACTCCACCTTTACTTAAAAGAAAACATCTGTGACCAATTCATGCCACCTGCTGACGAACCACCACCCCAAGTGTTAAGCAAACTGTCGGTAGCACCCCAAAAGGCATTTTCCAAAGGCTTGATTGATTTAGCCATAGTGTTATAAGCAACGCCTTCACCTGTAGCAATTAGAGCTTGTGCTCGATAATTAGCCTCTTGCATTTGAGCATCACTAGCCTGACGCATCAAAGCATAGACTTGTTGCCTTGCTTGTGCTGCATTGCTGTTTGTGTTTTTTTGAATAATGTATTGATTGATTTTTGCACTTAATACGTTTGTTTGATCTAGTTCTGCTTTAGAACCACTATCCATTTGAACTCCACTTGATGCAGATTGAACTCGCTGAGATGCTATCTTCTGTGCATCTTCCACGCCTTGTTCCATAGCTTGAATTTCGCCCATGCGATATTGATTATAGACATCGTATTGAGCCACTACAGTCGCAACATCTAAGTTCTGCTTATCTAACTTTGCAAGCTCTGCATTAAGGTTAGCCTGTTGAGCCTGATAAAAAGCATTGCTTGAATTAGCCTCTAAAGAGCGTCTTTGTTGCATACTGGACATAAACTCAGCAGAAGCATAAATTGCTGCCTTTGCGATAGTTGTCCATGCGTTTTTATTTGGTATCTTATCAGCATAGTTTTTCATTCTTGTAGTGCCAGTATTCATTGCTTTCTGTGAATACTGATTGCTACTAATTGATGTATTTTGATTAAGAATAGATACTCTTGTGTTTTGCAAATAAGAGCCGTAATTAGCTTGTGTGTATTGTGGTATTGCCATCGTTATTTCCCGTCTTCATAAGATACTGCTAAGATCACGCTTTGAATTTCCACTGGCAAACAGTCTTTATGGCTGATTGCAAATTGTGATTGTTCCTCCCAAGCACCATCAATCACGACTTTAACTAAATAAGAATCATCATCTGTAGGTGTACTGTATTGATCTACTTTAGAACACATGTACTCTTTGCCGTGTGGATAATTACGTGAATACAAGTCACCTTCATAGCTAACTCTCAACTGAACTTGTGAAATGTTTTTTGTTCGTCCCTGTAATTCAGATTCAGTATTAGAAACAATCAAAGGAACTGAAACAAAGTTGTAGTCAATAGGTAAACCGACTGCAATATTTTTTCCTGCTGTATCTAAATTTATCATTCCCTGTACAACTTTTTTATTACTCTGTTGCTTGCCGTCAACAAAAACAGAAACAGTTTTTCCTTCTAAATGAGATAAACCACTGATTTGTGATTTTGCTGTAGAAAATACACCATCAAGATAACAGTCAAGATAACGATAGGTTGCAGTTGCATTAGATACCTGAAAATTACTCATGCGTTCGATGTAACGTTTTTGATCTCGAATTACAACAGCGTATAAATGATCTTCTGTGCCTTCCGAAATACAACAAACCGATTCAAACTTACCGTTTAAAGTCGAATGTCTAGCCCATGCGATTTGTGATTGTTCAGGTGTGAATGTACATGACAGCAGCACACCGTCAGATGTTACAGCCCATAGCACTTGAATAGGTGATTTTTGTAGAGCTAAAGATACGATGTCCTTACCATCAAAAAGATGAGGTGCCCGCACACTAATATCACTAGATGTATAACCGCTTTGTTGATAATTGTACCCTAATGCTCGAACGTGACCGCCACGCTGTGAAGCGTAAATCACAGTGTTATTGCAGATTAAAGGCTGGACTTTGTTCGCTCCGATAAACGACTGAGCACGAACCGCAACAGAGCTAGGAGTTAGCGCATCAGAGTTTTGTGTAAAAACTCTTAGCTCACTTGAACCTGTCAATAACAATAAAGAATCTACTGCGACTAAATGCTTAATTCTATCAGCATCAGAAGTTACTGCTGTGATTTCAATTCTATCTGTATCAAGGCTAGGTAAGTGATACACCATCAAATCTTGATAACCAGCATTTGTAAACCAAACACGAAGAGGGTTATTATATGATCCTGCAAACACTCTGCGTTGATCGTATTGTGCAACGGCACCTGGATAATCTTTATCTGTAGAGTTCTGTAAATTAGGAGTTAATACAGCACCCCAGCCTATTGAAGATAAGACAGTAACGGTTGGTCGTTGTGAATAATCAGAACCGCCATTAGAAACTTTAGCATTCACTAAAACGCCATTTCTAGCAATGACATAAGCTGTTGCGCCGTGACCTTCGTCATTAGATTTGATGTTCAAATCAAGCTGAACTGTTGTGTCTTCCTGAGCAAATAGAGAACGTAAATTATCAATCGTAATGCCGTTACTGTAGAACTGTTTAAACAGCTCATTGTCTTTATAAGAATTTGCTGTTGATAAAGCACTGTCAGAAATGGTGTAATCAATGCTTCCTGTACTCTTATCAACTTTTAATCTAAAGATAGCATGAGGAACTTTCAACACGTCCTGTGTTAATCTGATGTTTTTAATTTTATCAATGTAAGCAATCTTTCTAAATTCATAAAAAAGATAGCCTTCGTCTTCAACAGTAGAAGAGACTACTTTTGTTGTAAGTTCAATGTTAGAAGATAAATATACCTGACCGCTTGAACCGTCTAAAACTTCTAATGTCACACTAGGTGAAAACTTTGTAACCGCATCAGCGTCTTTAGAGTTGGCTTTTGCTGAAACCAAAGGAGGCACTGTACGAATTGTAATAACTCTAGGTAAGTAATAAGTATTACTGTTTAAACCGTAGTAATAACCACTACCGCCATTATTGATAGTGATTGTGCTTATTTGTCCTTTTACAGATTGAGTAAACACACTCTTATATTTAGGTGGTGTAGTAGTAGTATCAGGATTGTTTCCTTCATCGTCAATATATAATTCTTCTGTTTCTCCAATAAAGCCATAAATGCCAGCTACCATTCTATAAACTTTGTAATAACTGGCACCTGCCATGCCTTGCCATTGAACACGGATCTTTGCGCCACTTATATAATAATTTCCACGAGCAACAAGGTTAGAACTTGCAAGCGATTCTTTTTCGTTAGCATCTACAGCTGTTACAACATAATTACATTCGATTTTATCCTTAGTTTTTTCTTCACTATCTGTCATTGAACTAGGATAAATAGCAGTGTAAGATAAGCCTTTTGGTGGTGTTACGTTAGGAGTAACAGACACAGCCACAAAACGCCAGTCATTATAGCCGTATCTTCTAAGCTCATAAGGCATATATTCAGGTGAGGTTAAAGTGAGCACATCTGCATTTTGAGCATAGTCAATGTCTGCTAGATCAACAGCTGCATAAGGTGTTGAGATTTGATAAACATCGCCATTGTTATTTGCTATATATTGTCCATGATCAATAATGCGTAATGTCTTATCGCCAAACTCCAAAGCATAGGTTTGTTCTGAGCTGTATCTAAAAGGAATTAAACGTACTGGCAAATTACTATTTATTGCCTGTCCTACAAAACGAAAACCTGCTCTAGTTCTAACAGCACCTTGAGGAAGTACAATAAAATTTTCTAACTTTCGACTTCCCATTGCATATTGATTTAAGTCAGTTCTTGCAAAAAGGCTAGGTGTGATCTCACCTGCTCCAAAACCTCTTTGTATAACTTTAGTAACCATAGCGAGCCTCTATGAATGAACATTGATTATCTTTGATACTGTCTGCACCTTGTTGATTATCCTGACTACTTGCAAGCTGTAAAAACATAATGCCTTGTTGCATCAAAGTGTTGCTGATGCTAATACCAGTGTTTCCATGAATTAGTGCACTTGCTAATCGTGCACCTAAAAGATATTCAACAGCTTCTGTAAATTGAACTGAAAATAAATTAGGATCATCAATAAAGGCTTGATATTGAATGACAAAAGGAGCTTTTTTGTTAGTTACAATACAACGTTGTTTCTTTTTGTTTACGTCAATAACTCTGAAATTAAACTTCAATGTCTTAATATTGATTGTCTCTTCTCCTTCTTTACGATAAGGTTCAAGATACAAAATATTCATCACATCACTAGGAATTGAATATGTGTATTTATAAGGAATAGATACAACGTTTTGAATCAGATTTTTTTCTGAAATGAGTTCATCTTTTCTAGCAAACGAAAAATTAAACTTAGTTAATGCACGATCAACTACCTGTTGATAATTTCTTTTACATAAATCAGCTTCTTTAGATTGATCGTCAAAGCTTTCTATATGCAAGCCTTGACCTACTAAATCTAAAGCATTATTGCAAATATCAATAGCAGCAGTCATTCTCTACTCCATATAAACAAAAAGGGCACATAACTTAATATGTACCCTTTCCTACTTCAGTTTTTTACAAACTAACCTGTAAACTTATCAGAGTTTGCATAACGAACAACTGGTGAGATAGCAGCGATAGTTCCAAAGAATGCAGTAATTGCATTAGCTTTAGGCTCACGCTTTTCACCGATTTTGTGAGCTACAGCAAAGTTAGTTAAATCAGGTTCAGTAGGTGATGATACGTTTGTATCTTCCGCTCCACCTGTTGATGGAATGTATAATAAAGTTACGTATCTATACTTCTGACCAGTCTCAACAACATGGATTGGGAATGTCTTATTCGTTTTAAGATCTTCCTTAGCATAAACACCACTGTCACCTAGTGGATGCTTTATGTCCCATGTCTTACCGTCAGTTGAGCCTATGACTTGTACACGTAGATCTTTTGCAAAATCGCCGTTACAAATACAAGTTACATATAATTGACTTCCGATCGCATGGTCCCATGCTGCCATAAAGTCATAAGCCTTTTGAGAATAGGTTGTTTCGGTGACTACCTGCTCATCAGAGAAAAACGCTCTTGCATCTTTAATCATTTTATTTACTCCTAACTTACGATAGCTTCATCGTTAGTTAATTGATCTACACGGCGCATAGGAATACCTTGGAAATTAGCCCATGAGCCATTCTTGCCAAAAGCGTCTGTTGCTTTCTTCCATTCGATAACATTAGTATCAGAACGTAATGACAATGAGTTTAAGCTTGCAAAAACATCACGGTTCATATAGAACTTGAAATTGCCTTTTGCGTCTGCTGGTAACTTAGTAATTGCATCAAGCATCAGAGTAATTAAGTTCCAACCTTGCTTTTGTAAATCAGGATTACCTACACCTTGATTAGTACGTAACATATCTACGTCAATGTTACAAATTCTAACAACCTTGCGCCAGTCCTTCACCATTAAGCCAACTGACTTTTTGTACATTGTAGTGTACACTTCATTCACGTTACCTTCCTCGTCAGGCAAGAAGATTGCGCCTTTGTCTTCTACTCTTAAGCCCATTTTAGAGCCTTTAGGATAAGGACTATAAACATCATCGCCCCAACCAACAAGCCAGATTGAAGATAGATTTTTGCCTTTAAGAGCAGCTGCTCCAGCCTTATTTGACGCATCAATAACATTAGTAGCACGTAAATCTTTGCTCTGATTTAAAGTGTTGTATCTTCGTTCAAAGCCATCAAACATATTGCCGTTATCAGTATTTCCTTTGAAATACAAATAAGTTTCTTTCTGTGCGATAGCTTCAATAAAGGCTTTATCTTCCTGTGCTCTTAGCTGTGCTGCCTTACCGTTCAATTCGGCTAAGTCAACGTCAACCTCTGCTCTAGCTTCAATTAAAGCACAGGTTTCTTCTACAGTTCCTACGCTTGATTTTGAGGCTTTAGTACCTTTGTTAAATACCTTCTCGTAAACATCAGGTAATGATAAACGATAAGTTTGACGATCGCCGTTATCCATATTGCCTTCTTTATAGACAATATCTTGCATAACTTCATTACTTTCGTTCAAAGTTTCGGCAACGTCTGCGATACCATCTTCACCACCAAAACGCTTACGGTAGTCAGCAAGAGTTATTCTGTCATTCTCTTGCAATACTGGATTTACAGCTGGCATTTAGATTTCTCCTAGGTTTTGTTTGTTTGATTGTTTAATTTTTTTAATTATTTAAAAAGCTCAGGTGAGTTCTTATATCTAGCTTTTAAAGGATTAATAACCACTGGTGCTTGACCTTGCACAAAATGATTATCATTGCCTAGCAGTTCACCGACCTTAGTCATAAAGCGAACCATTGCAGGATTAAAGCCTAAGCCTGTTTTATTTAAAAATTCTGATAACTCTTTGTTTCCGCACTGTTGCATTACACGCTTAATGCACAGCTTTGTTTGCCCAATATTCTGACCGCCAAGCTGAGGATCAGAAATTGTTTGATTGAACCAATCATCACGCATCTGATTAAATGCTTTTTGTGACTGTTCAATAAAAGAACCTTGTTCTTTTTCGTATGCTGAATAAAGTTTTTGTGCCTGTTCCTGAGATAAGTTCACATCTTTGAACATACGTGACATCATCTCTAGTTCTTGAGGCTCCACATCTTCGCCATTTGCATTTTTTAAAACGTAATGCTCAGGTGCTGTTTGTTGCTGTTGTTCAGCTTCTTTTGTCTGTTCCTGTTCATTAACATTTAAACTGTCTGCAAAATCTTTTAATGCAGAGTTTTCAGTTTCCTGATTTACTTGCTGATTAGATTGTTCAGTTGACACTACCTGTTGTTGCTCTGTGTTTTGATTTTGAGCGGTATCTACTGCTGGTGCTTGTGTTTGCTCTTGTGCAGTTGCTGTAGTTTGCGTAGCTGTCTGTGCTGAATCATTCATAAATTAAATCTCCGTATTTTCGATACTGCTTAATAAATCATTTCCACAATGTATTTTTATAAAATTTCTTAATTCAAGCCCAATCGCCATTCGTCCACACTGATAAGACATTGTGTTTGAATCAGTAGAAAAACAATCTTGTGAAGGGCACATATCTAAAATGCCTTTTAAAACTCTTTTCCCATCAACTGTTTTTGTTAATGCTTTTAAAGAAACAACTAAACGCTTAGTTTGTTCAACCAGCTTTTCGTTGTTTTCAATTTCGCTTTCATAGTCTAAATTCATAGAAGTGAGCCTCCGCCTACATCATCAAGTTGTTGCATTGCCAAACTTGCATCTGCACCATTCTTTTGAGCCTGTGCCATTGTTGATTGAGTTTGAGCTTGAATGTTCTGCTCTTGTAATTGCTGTTGTTGCTGTTGAGCCTGTGCTCTTTGCTCTCTAATCTTCTGTGCATCTTCACGACTGCGTAAAATCTTAGGCGCAACTCCCAAACGGTCACGATATTCGTCAACGTACCCGTCAGGATCAATACGATCTAAAACCTCAGGAGCGATTTGTGCAGCAGC